TTATACCTCGTCCCCGCCAATCATATAATCCTTGTGGATGCTCCCCGCGTCCACGTCCCCCCGCTTGTGGTCGGGTATCCAGACCATGCCCGAATACCTCCCGAACAACGGCCGTTCCGGCGCATAGTAGCGGAAGTGCCCCCGTACCGTATGCTCCCGCTTGGCGCTGCTCCCGCCGCCCAACGGCAAGCCCACATCATCCATGTCCCGAATAGCAAGGGCTGGCTGCACCGTCAGCCAGTAGTAGTCGCGCAGTCTACGGCCGTGCTTGCGCTGGTGCTGGCGTTTCATCTGGCGGCTGTGGGTGATGTGATTGACCACCGTTCGCTGGTGCAGCACACTCAGCGCCTTGAGGACAAATGGCAGGAACGACACAAAACTTGTCATCTTCTGCGCATCCAGCCTTGTCCCGCCCCGCAGCTCCACCCGTACTTCATCCAGATTGTCCAGTATACGGCCGTCGCTATCCAGATGCAGGATGATCCGCCCCACGGCCGTATCAATCCCCGCACCCGGCGCACCCGGCACAGGCTCATACCAGATGAAGGGTTGCATCGTGTACACCCATCGGCAATCCTGCCCGTCACTCGCCTCGACAATTACGCCCCGTTGCACTGTCTGACGGCCGTTGCCCCCGAACTCGGCCAGATCTACGGCCGTTTGTGCCTCCACAAAGAAGCGATTGAACGGCGGGGCCACAATGCCATACGCGGCGGCCGGGGGGCTAAAGTCCCACGTCTCCCCCGGCATCCGGTCAATCTGCGCGGCTACCTCATCGGCGGCGATGACCGGCGCGTCACAGAGTAGGCCAGGGTAGGCAATCTCCACACGGTCAGCCAGTCTCATCACCATCCTCCTCGCTATCCCATATGGCCTGTTCCACCAGGTAGGTGGGGCAGGGGTATTGTCCGGCCAATTGAATGGCGCCAATCACTTGCGCCGCTTCTGGCTCCAACTCTTTCCAGTTGACGGCCGCACTATATTCCAGCAGCCCCCATTGCCCGTCTACGCGCCGCGAGACAATGCAACGGCCGTTGGCTACGTCAATGACATGGTTGTACGGCCGTCCTGCTCCATCCCGCTTGCCGCCCCATTGCGGTGGGCAGTAGGATGGGTGGCGCTTGCGACGGGCGGCGCGGGCTACGTGCTTCCATGCCGTGCCTTTGGTGCAGCCCAATTCGGTGATCAAGCTGGCAATGGCTTCGTTCTTGTTGGCGATACGGCCGTCTGGCCATAGCCGCACAAGCTCCATCGCTCTGGCCTGTATTGCTTCACTCCGCTCTTTGGTGTTCATGCTACTCCCACGCCTTTGAGTACGGGCGGTCCTTAAACAGCGCCGCTAACCCGCTAATCTGCTTCAAGCGCAATAGCTCATCCGCATCCATGCCCACATGCTTCATGATCCAGTCGTTGCCCATTCCCGCTTCGGTCAACTCGGCCACAATGTTGACCATCAGGTCTACGCTATGCGTCCCTCGGGCGCGGTTGTGGCGAATGGTCGAGGCCATCCGGTCTGAGATTTCCCGCTTTTCCGGGCGGATGGTGGAGAGGGGGATGTAGCCATGTGTGGAACGGTGGATGCTGCTCGATGTCCGCTCAGCCTTGCGGCGGTGAAACCCGTCCACAATCCGATTGATGTCCCCATCAGGGAACGCCACAATGGGCATGGTGTACCCATCTTCTTCAATCGAGCGGATCAACAGGCGCATCTCAGGCGGGGCAACGGCATTGGGGTTGTACTCGTTGCCTTCCACTTCCTCAGATCGCCGCCACTGTACAAAGTCTACCGGGTGATGCTTGAGCGGACTAACTTCGTGCAAGATTCCCCGCGCCCGGTTCAGGGCGTCAATCTTCTCATCTGTATCTGGCAGTGCCGCAATCAGTGCGTCCAGTTCGTTGGCTTTGGTCTCTATCTCATTCATCCTATAAATCCTTGTATTTCTTCATGGCATCATGCCGCAATTGCTTCTCGTAGTTGGTCATCCCGTATCCCATGTACCTTGCACTGTAGTCGTTCTTGAGGATGGTGATGCACATACGCTTGTATGATGGCAGGTTAACGAAGTGCTTGCTATCAATCTCATCTGGGTACTCCGCAAAGCGAACCAGAATGATGTCATCCCGGTTCTGGTAAATCTTGCCGGGCGGCTTGCCCAATACCTCGAACTCATAGCCAGATGCGGCAATGTCTGGCAGGGAATCCACATGAATGGTGGCCCCCTTCTCTAACCAGACGCGGAACGTAGACTTGAACTTCTCGCGGAACATCTTACCGATGTAGGGCGGCAGGGTAGACAGCAGGAACTCGCAGTAGCTTTTCCATGTGTGCCCAGGGGGAAGGGAGATGGATTTGTAGCCCATCGCCTTCGTTGCCCCGTAGATAGCTCCAAAATTCGCGCCATTGACACGGCCGACAAGCCTGGCCCAGATGTCCGGTTCAATTGCCTTGTGCAGCCCCAAGCTGGCTACTCCCTCATCAATGAAGGCACTAGCAACACGCATGTCCCCCAGCTCCACACCGGCCTGATAGTACAGGTCATAGAGCTTGTTGTAGTCGTAGTCGTTCTTGGCATTGGCTATCCAGATGTCCTCGGTCGCCCAATCGTACAAGGGGTAGCCACTGTAGCGATTCTTGCCCATGACCGTGATCCACTTTCGCCCCTGGTACATATTTACCTTGCTATCACTGGCAACGGCCCGCCAACGGTTCAGGCTTTCCTGCGCCCGAATGCCCAGCAGCCCAATCGTGCGGGTGGCTCCGTAACGGCCGTGAATCCACTCGTTGAATTTGAGGTCGAAGTCCGTGTCCTCGATCCCATGATAGTAGAAGTCAAACTCGTGGTTGTCCTTTGTAATGACTTCCAGCCCATTGCCCAACACAGGGTAATCACGTACCCATATCTCCCGCTCTTCCTCGTTCCAGGGCAACCAGTAGTTGCGGTAGATGGAGACCCCACACTTGGTCTTGTAGGTCATGCACACCCAATAGAGGTCAATCAGGTCGGCGTTGGCCTCGACCATCCGCCGAATGAAGTCCTCGGTGTACTGGTAGCTCCCTTCGTAATCCATGTAGTAGACGCCTATCCGCTTCGTGATGTTGTGCTGGCGCATGTACTGGAAGATCATGTTCAGCAGCACCCCGCTATCCTTGCCCCCGGAGAACGACACATAGATGTTGTCGAACTCCTCAAAGATAAACTCGATGCGCTCCATTGCCGCGTCGTAGACGTTAATGTCTCTGTAGGTCTTCATAGTAGTTTGGCTATCTCCTTCTTCAAGTCACTCCCCTTCTTCGCCTTCAGCGCATCCACCTTCCGCCGAAAGTCAGCCACCGCGTCCCCCTTGCTGGCCAGGCTCTTGGCTATCCGATCCTCAATCCCGCAAATGGCCCACACATCTACATAGGTCGGCCGTCGCGCTTGCCCGATCCGGTGAATCCTGTCTTCGGCCTGTAGCCGATGGGCGTACTTAAACTCGTTCTCGTAGAAGATACTGTATGCCGCTTCGGTCAATGTCAGCCCATGCCCCCCGGTTGCCATTGAAGCAATCAGGAAACGGCCGTCACCCCGCCACCGTGCCAACTCGCTGCTCCGCTCTGCCTCACTCAAATCACCGTAATACTGCGCCACCGACGAACTGCCGTACACCCCCGCCAATGCCTCGGTAAGCTGCTGAATCGAATAGCGGTATTTGCACCAGATAATCACCTTCTCGGCCTGGGGCAGGGACGCAACAACGCTCAGTGTTTGGTCTATACGGCCGTGCGGGAACTCCAGCATACGGCCGTTGCGGTTCCAGAAGCCGCTCACAATCTGCTGTAACGCGCCGAATAGCTGGAAGATCACGTAGCTATCCACCTCATCCATGCAGTTAAGCAATATCTCTTCTTTGGCCTGTTCATAGGCATCCCGTTGCCGGTCAGTCAGGTGGAAGTAACGCGAATCGTATAGTTTCGGCGGCAGGTTCAGCCCTGCCTCTTCCTTCGTCACCTGATACACATAGGGCTGCATCTTCGCCGCCAACCACGCCGTATTGTGCGCCCGGATCACCATGCCGGGGTACTTCTCGCTGTACTCCAGATGGTTGGCGGCAAAGCTATAGAATGAGTTGTATCCCAGTATTTTCGGGCTGAGGAAGCGCATTTGGGCATACAGGTCTTGGACGCCCTGGCTCATGGGTGTGCCAGTCAGCGCCAACCTATACCGGGCTTGCTCACTGTATTGGGTGATGCGGTGGGTACGCATGGCGTTATGGCCTTTGATGTAGCTGCTCTCGTCCACAATGACGGCCGTTTCGCTGGTCGTCAGTTCGTGCGCAGCCAGAGCCACCCGGTTGCTGCTGCTCATGCTCTCGATGCCCACAATGTGCCAGAAGGCCGACCGGTTCAGGTTACGGCCGTTGGTCTTATCGTCGAAGATGTTGACGGCCGTAGCTGGGCAGTCCGTATGTTTGGCAATCTCCGCCGCCCATGTCTCCTTGAGAGACACTGGGCAGTACACAATCACCCGGCGAATCCGCCGTTGCCGCCGCGCCATTAGCTCAATGGCTACTCGCGTCTTGCCCGTTCCCATGTCCATGAACAAGCCACCCACGCGAGTAGGCAATACCTTCTCGACGGCGGGTATCTGGTGGGGAAGGAGGCTAGTCGTTGTCTGCCACATAGTTGTTAGTTCCCGCTGTAGAATCGCTTGTAGGCGATGTCAGCCAGCCGCATTGATTCGGCGGCATCCACACCACAACACGTCTCGATGTCCTTGAGATAGCCGGGGTAATCGGTTCCAGTTCTCAGCTTGGTGCGCAGCAAACGATAGTCCGCGTCCTCGTTCGTTTCGTTTGGTTGCTTCTGTAATATGTTCATCAATCAATCCTCCACCGGTAATATAGATGGTTCACTCACCGCGCTTGTGTCGGAGTAGATACGCCCCGCCTCAATCCGCCCAATGCACAAGGCAAGGGGCAAGTAATCTGGTACAAGAATCTCCATGCCCAATGTTAGGGCGTTGAGCGCATCTGCCCCCGACAACCGCAATTCTGCTTGCGCCACTTGCGCCCGTTCCCGGAACATCCGTATTGCCAACTCCGCCCCCTCTACTGCCGTATCGCCACTTATCACAGCATCACACAGGTCATGGTAGCGGCTGGTAGACGCCTGCTGGATGTACGCCGCCATACCTGGATCCTCTTCGCCCATCAGCGCCATAAACTCAGCAATCTCGGCGTCACTGGCCTGGGGCAACGGCGGCAAGCTGGCATCCACTTCGCGTACCACCTCATCCAGAATCGTGTCATACTCCTCCATCATGTCTGGCCCCACCAATGCGCCATGTTGCAGAATGAGCGCCATCGGGTCAAAGAGAAAGCCGTAGCACAGTGCCTCCTCACGTACCTCTCTGTAACGCGCCCCGTAAGAAAGGAACACGTAACGGCCGTCACCGGCCAATCTGTCCAGCCCGAACAGGCTCCCATCTTCCCCCGGCGCTTTCGGCTCTGGGCGTGGCAGCAAGACGCCTGATGCTTCTATGGCATCGAAGCGACGGCGCACCGCTACGGCCGTTTTTGGGCTATCTGGTCGCGCTAATTCTGTTGCCCGTAGGCCAATGATATGCTCAGCGTACATCCTCATCCTCCATATCCTCCATCAAATCTAAATCAATCTCCACGCTCTCCGGCACATCCAGCAGTTGCGGACGGCCGTTGCCACCAGCGGGCAACTCCGGCATAGCCATCGGTGCAAGCTGCACCACAACCGCCGCATCCCGTTCGGCTCTGGCCTCCTGCGCCAACAGGATGGCATCAGGGGAAACCGCACACGCATACATCTCGGCAAAATCCAGCACCGCCTCAAACTGTTCGGGCGGAACCACTACGCTACCACCCTGCCAACGCGATCCGGGCAGGCGCTTGACAATCTCCTTCAGCAGCCCGCCCCGCTCCTTGTGCCACCAAATGGAGAACCACCCGTCATACTCGCCACCCTTGGCGCGGGAAATGATGCGGACTGGCTCAGGCGTGAAGGTCTGGGCTACGGCCGTACTCATCACATCCACCGGCCCCTTCACACAGTAGCCAGCGGCCAGCAGCGCGTAGGCCAGTTCTGCTGCCCGTTCGTGCTGCTCTGCCTGGCTGACTTCGCGGGAGAAGTAGGGGGCTTTCCAGAAGTAGCCCCACCGCCGCACAAGCTCGTTGAATCCAGCGCCTTTCTCTGGGAAGTAGACGCGCACGGCCGTATCGCTGAGAGAGATACGGGCTATGCTATCGGTGCGCGGGGTTGACGGCCGTACCAGCAGCAGCTCATCACTCATCGCTGCCCTCCAGGGCTAATCTGATCAGGCCGACAAAGCGGCGCAGCTTCTTTGCAACTTCCGCCTCTTCATCAGGGACTTCCTCCGGGTAGATTTTCTCTAGCGACGCCTTCATCACGGACAGCAATCCGTCCGTGTCGTATAGTTTGATGCCGCGCCGCTTTAGCTCGGCCAGCAAGTCGGCATCTTTCAGCATGGCGGCCGTGGTCGCTTCGCGCCGCGCCAATTCTGCCGCCAGGTCATCCACTGCGTAATTCGCCAGCGGATTGGGCTTCTCCTGCTCGCCGACTGGCTCGACGCTCTTTGGCTCTGGCTTGATGATTGCGCCTTCGCGCATCTCCACGTCCAGCACCAGCGTACCAGACACATGCGGATTGGCGCGACTGCCACCGCTTTGGAGGTTTTGTTCAACGACGCGGAAATTAACGTCACCGCGCCGGAAACTCCAGTTGTCACGATTCACATACAGCAGGTTTGCGCCGTCAATGGAGAAATTGTCATCACGATCCAGGTGGATGGTCACGCGCTGCCACGAAGTTCGAGTGAAGAACTTGTCCACCAGAGGCATGACCTCCGGCCGTAGCTCCTCATCAAAACACCACGCGCCATCAGCGCGGCGGAACTTAGCCGACGATGTGACCGCCTTCAGTTCCTCTTTGAATTGCTCGTTGTAGGGCGTGACAATCCCCACACGGCCGTCTACCGGCCCTTTGATCCACTCAACTTCGTACATGATGCACTCCTTTGACGGCCGTACCCACCACAGGTACGGCCGTCAAAATAATCAATTACCGCGCCCTTCTAGCGCATCCAAAACAATGGAGGGGGAAATAGATTATTTCAAAATCACGCTCTGGAAACTTTTCCCCTTCATTCCCTTTGGCATGGCGACCTCCCCTTTTATGTACTCGATTTTTCCATCTGCTTTCAACTCTTCCATCGCCTGACCGACAATCCGATCAAGCGCCTGCCAATCATACTGGCGATCATAGCCCCACTGTGTCCATGTATTCAGGACAGCTCTTTCGGGGCTGGTATGCCCTGAACTTCCGGCTGATTTCACAGACCGGATAATGATTTCTTTCGCAGATTCTAGCAACTGATTTTCGTTCATTTCAGTCTCCTGTTTGCCGGGCATTCCGGCCTTTGTTGGTTAGTAAAATCGCTTAGGGCGATTCTGTCCCCGCCGTCTTTAACGCTATGGCGCTTCTCCCGTAGGCGCGGCGGGGTTGGGGGGCTAGTAGATTCCAGCAGCTTCGTAAATCCGCTCTTTTGCCGTAGTCACTTCGTCGTCCTGCGCTTCATACAGCGCAGCTTTCGCGTCGGAGTACCAGTGATAGAGCGCCATCACTTCGACTTCTCGCGCTGGCGTGGCGAATTTTATGCTGCCCATTTCTAGCCGCGATTCAAAATTATACGAGGTAATAGCGGGTAGTACCTTTGGATTCAGTTGGATTTGCTCCGCCCGTTGACGCAATTCTGCGTCAAGGGCAAAGAACTTATCCCCAAACGCTTCGGATATTTCGGCTTCGGCCTTCCGCGCTTGAACCTGCGCACTCCACTCATCCCGACTGTAGCTATTGCCATACTTGGTCACATGCGATCCGCTGGCAAGACGGCCGTTGCTGTGCCCACTCGTTACATCGTAGGGGAATCTGCACCCGCGCCCAAAATCTTGCAAAGAAACAGGGATGCTCCATGTCTTTGTCGCCGAATCGAAGTTCCGCCCCTCAAACGATTTGACGAAATTCAGTGCGCTTTGAAAATCACCGCCGACCTCTACCATCCCATCTTTTAATTGAATCTTTATTGCCATCTTCGCATTCCTTTGCCCTGTCAGGCCAACCAAAATCAATAATCAAGTACAGATGAATATTACCACATCACAAAAACAGTGTCAAGCGATTGGGCGCACATTTACCCACTATCCACCACGCAAAACAAAACGGCCGTACCCAAAGGCACGGCCGTTACATAACCAAAACTATAATAGTCTACGCAATCAAATCATGCCCACTCTAACCGGAAGGGTGGGGCGGTGGGGACGATCTCACCTTCCACACAGCTATAGCCCCAAGGCGCATCCTCCACGGCCGTATTTGCCCAACTCAGCCATTCTTCTGCTGCCCGGTCTACTCGCGCCTGCACCACAGCGGGCCACTCCGCATACCGGGCGGCAAAGCTCACCACGTCCGGTTCGGCCGTATCGTCCAGCGTATCGGCCACGTAGTCCCACACACGGCCGTCGTCCGCATCCACAAACACCCGCGCCAACTCTTCGGCTTCATCGGCATACAGCCCCAGGCGAATCATCACCACGTACTCACCGGGCGGCACATCTTCTACACTGCCTGTCCAGCGGGTCACTGGCTGGCCGTCATCAATCACCAACCACCACTGACCATACGGCCGTACAACCATCCGGCTGACTATCTCACTCCGATCCAATAGCACCTTGCACTCTGTCTGTAACATGCTGCATCCTTTCTGCACCTTTAGGGTGTAGTCATCCAATAGAACACACGCAGCGCCGCGTAGCTCAACACAATGCACAACACAATCTGAATGATCAATCCCTTCCGCCTGTCCCAAAACTCTCTCATAGCGACCTCCATCACTTGCGATTTGCGATTGCGATTTGACCTCAGACACACACCTATTTGACCCATTTTCGGCCGTTTTGCGATTCGCAAATCGCAATCGCAAACGCATCGCAAAACGGCCGTCTACCTCTGGTAAATCTGCGATAATCCTGCGATTAAATCTGCGATAAGGGGGCTGTTCTGCGATTATCGCAAACATGGCCCCTTATCGCAGCCAATCGCCCTACCGACGACGCTTCAACAGCCTGTCCGCGTCGGTGTTGCCCTGCTGCGCCAACCATTCCAGCGCCGGGTACAGACGGCCGTCAAGGAACTGACCAGACGGCCGTTCACTGCTCTCATCACTCAGGAACGTTCCCGCCGCATTGACCGTGCGGAACTCCCGCAGGTAGGGCAGCAGTCTACGGCCGTCCATCTCCGCTTGGGTCATTTGCGGCTGTACGGGCTGCTGCACCACAGGCGGGGCAGGGGGAAGATTCACAACCGGCGCTCCCGCCTGCACCTGTACCCGATCCGACATCACCCGAATGGCTGGAGTAGGCACAACCAAACCCTGCAACGAATCCGGTAGCTCATTCGGCCGTACTCGCGTCGAATCCAGCAGCGCCCCTACATCACCGCGCCCTGGGTAGAAGCCCACGGCCTCACCCGTACGGCCGTTGATGTTGTAGATGAAACGGCCGTTGGGCAAGCCCACCGAACCGGAAGCATAACCATCCTGCTTGCCCACATCCAAAAACGTCCGACTAGCGGCGGCACTGTTCATGCGGAAGCCGATGGTTGCCATTTGGCGGCGCAAGCGCATCCCGTGTTCACCCGCCGCGTCCTTTGTCGGGTCGGTCATGGAAACAGCCAGGAAGATGCCGTACTTCCGTGCCTCATTGGTAATGTTAATCAGGCGCAGCCACATGATCGTAGCCTGGAACGTCAGGTCTTTGGCCGTGTCGTGCTCTCCGCTCAGCCGCGCCAATTCCGCCGCTTCCTTCGCCGCGCCGACAATCGTCAAGAACTCATCAATGGCAATCAGGATTTCCCCCGATTCACCCATCGCTTGCGGCAACTCCGACCAATTCCGGGCGCCAGTCCGCGCCAGCACACTGTCTCTCCGGTGCATCTCGCTTACCACAGCGTCCAGGAATTGCGCCAATGGCTCAATGAGCGCCAACGGCCGTAACGCAGGCCACACGGTCAAATTGGGCTGATTGGCGAACGGCGCGAAGTCAGAGCCACGGCCGTTGATGATGACCACATGGGTACTGTTGCGCCAGTTCCCGGCCACAAACGGGACCAACCCGGAAGCGGTCTTACCCGCGCCCGTAGTCCCGGCCACCAGCAGGTGGGGATTCTGTGACCGATTGACAAACACAGGCATCTGGTTCTCGATGTCCACGCCAATGGGCACGGTATCCGGGTCTGCGTGACGCATGAACATCGTCCAACTGGCGCGGGGCAGTCGCTTCGGGGCTTCAATGCCACTGGCAACAACCGGCTGTTGTGGGGCAGGGAGCGCCAATGTACTCATGCTGTTCCCGGCCAACATCGGCAAGGGCGACATCCCGCCACGGCCGTCCGGCACAATGGCAATCCGGTTGCCCATATGCTCCACATGGTAGACGGGGTTACGGCTGCGAATCATGAGATAAGAGAATAGCCCAGCAGTGGTCATGCAGATAATCAGGAACACGCCCACCGCAAACGGGATTGCCTCGTTCCACATCTCCCGCCGCCGCTGCTCCGCCAATAACCGGTTCTGCTCCGCCTCGCGCAACATGCGCACATTCTGCATATGCTCCGCTTCGGCCGTCATCTCCGCCATCACCATCGCCGCTTGCCGGGTAGCTGTCCCCTCGGCCACAATCGCATTTTGCGTTTGCACGGCCACCAATGCAATCTCGGTCGCCCGTACACTCAAATCAGCGGCGGTGCTGGTAGCAGCGACGGCCGTACCGGTAGCAATGGCCTCAGATGTGCCAGTAGCGGCCACACGCGCCTGTTCGGTCGTCTGGATAACCGCCTGGGTCGCGGCAATGGCCGCGTCATAGGTAGCGGCGGCATCCTGTGCCTGTCGGGCGGCAATCGTCGCATTGACGGCCGGATTACTCGGCGGCACAAGCGCACTCTGCGGCTGACCACCTGTCGCCGGAGGCGTGGCGCAACCGGCCAGAACCATCACCATGAGCAATCCGTAAATCCATCTCATTCCAGCCATCCTGTTTCTTTCGGCGCTGGCAGTTGGGGCACAGTCGCCGGTTCCTCGATCCATGGTTGTTGGGGCACAACCAGCGGCTTTCCCGCATTCCCGCCGCCCTTGCGCTTCAACTCTTTCTTTAATAGCCGCGTCTCTTTCAGTATGCGGGGTAGGGGGGTTGCCAGCAGCAGCACGAACGCGGCAATCGTCACCAGCCCCAAGAACGGCAAGAGGATGGAACTGCTACGGCCGTTCCGCTCACTTTCCCGAAAGCGCACAATGTCCTCCATCGGATCGGCCTTCGTCTGCTCCTCCACCATCATCATGGTTGCCTTGTCAATGGTAGGGGATAGGTGTCCCATCGTCACGGAACACCCGCCAACAATCACCGCCAGCAGAGCAAGGAGAAGTAATACCTTATCCATTACAGCCCCCGTTCCCGCAGCCAGCGGCCAATTTGCTCCCGGCTCCAACGGCCGTCAATCTCGCGGTCTAGGATTTCTTCGCACAGGTCGTAGTATGCCTGGCGGCTCATGCCCACAGCGCGGGCTACCATGTCCTGTGCCTTCTCTGCATCCATGCCAGCGCGGAGCTTACGGCCGTACAGCCCGGCGTAGATGGTCGCCATCGTACTGGCTTGCACCCGTTCGCGCTCCCAAGAGAAGGTGTGGTCGCCACTGGCATAGGCGTCTGTGGTGTGTTCGGGGTAGTAAAGCCGACCAATCCGCACGGCCGTAGATAGTCTACGGTCTCCGGTCAGTCGTGCGCTTAGTCGCCATAGGTGGGCTGCTATTGTTGTGTACATCTTGCCTCCGTTACGGCCGTAACGGCCGTTGGTGATGTACAGCACTTCAGATACTATTGTGCAGGCTGCTGACTGGTGCTGTTCAGTCATTGGCCTGGCCGTATGGTGCTTGCCTCACCATACGGCCGTTTTATTTGGGGTGGGAGCCACCACGAACCGGATGGATGTCTCCGCTCGACGGGTAGCCTCTGGCCTCCAGATACTCAGCCAGCGCCTCCCGGACAATGACCGCTTGGGTGGGGGGGATTCCGTGTTCCTCATAGAAGCCGCTCATGAACTGCTCCAGTGCTGCACCCAATGCAGTGGGCAGCACGATAATGGGCAGTCGCTTTGTTTGCACCCGTGTCATTTGGTCGGTCTGGCTGGCTGTATCCATAAGCGGACTATATCATAATATATCGTTTGGCGTCAATCCCACTGCGCCACCAATCCAACGCAAAAAGACCAGATAAGCCCGTATCTGACGGCCGTATCTGGCTGATGCGCCTTGCGATGTAAGGTGCGATGTTAGTCGGCGTCGCCGAACTGATTAGCCTGAACGCACACAGACAGGGCGAGTATCGCAGAAACAATGAGCCAGAGAGATAGTAGCAGCAACATAGTGGGAAATTATAGCAGAACTGAGCGCCGATCCAGACTGACAAACGTCCCAATCTCGCCGATTTTCCGCCAAATTATAGATACCAATACATGTTACTTATCGGTACTTATAAAAACAGGACTGAAACAACATGGAACAATAAAGCCTAGCCAGTGGTGGAGGTGTCCACTGGCTAGGCTGAGGAAAGGGAATCGGTAGGCTATTTATGGGTGCTGACGGAACTCAATCAGCGTCCCCGGATAATGCTCGGTGTACCATTCGCGGTACTCTTGCTGCTCCATCGCAGCAATGTTCCACAACACGGCCGTCTTGCTTGCCAGCGCCCCAATGCCAGCATCATCGAACGATGGCCCAACCGTCACCTGTGCGTCACTCGCCATCGAATAAATCTTCGCCCGCACATCGGCGGCAATGTGCCCCCCTACTACCCAATAGACACGGCCGTACTGCACACGCGGCTTGCCCTCGGGGATGTCAATGGTCGGTGGGTCTACGGGTGGCTCAACAGGCGGATCAATGGGCGGGGTGACTGCCGTGCTACTCAGCGACCAGCCATCCACAAACACGCCACTGTTTTGCAGGGCAAAGTTGCAGCGTATTTGCAAGCCCACAGTCACCGGCCCGCCCTCACTGCTAAAGGTGTAGGCAATCTCGTTCCAGCGCCCTGGCGTCAGGGGTAGCCATTCCGTGTACGCGCCGTTCAGCCGGAACCGGTATTGCCCGTCACGCTGTTGCGGATCATTGGCCCACACCTTCCCGGCCTCGCCATACGCCTTCACCAGGTCGCCAAACACAGGAGCCTCAAACCGGTAAGAGCCTCGCGCCAAATGCACCTGCTGGCTGAGTTCCCCCCACCATGCGCCGTTGCCCTTGAAGATTTTGACGCACTGACGGCCGTCACGGATGAAGACGCCCTGTTCTGCCGGGGGCAACTGCTCACGCGGAATCACGCGCACTTCTGGGCGCACGTAGCCCGACCAGGCATTGCTGTCGTAGGGGTTGGCGGTAGGCGGGGTTGTCTCAAAGCTGAATGTCCAACCCTCGGGAATCTGCAACTCCGGTATCCCGTCCGGGTGGTACCAGCCACCCTCAAAGCTGCCGTTCACCAGCTCAGTCGGTACGGCCGTATCCTCGCCAATGTAGCGCCGCAAATCATCGGCACTGCCATTGAAGTAGTTGAGGTCAATGCCGTTTGACTGCGCCCCATACACTGGCCCCGGCCCGGTAGATGTGTACTGCCAGAATACCCACGTGTCCCACCCGGCCGGTAGCACAGGCGGTGGTGTAGCGCGGTAATTGGCAATCCACAAGTCATACTCTTTGGCCCACGGCAAGCTGCCGAACTGGTTCCACCACCATGCGCCTGTGTAGACGATTGGCTTACGGCCGCTCAACATCTCCACTTGCAGCAGGAAGGTGCGCACTTCTTCTGCGTTCGGCGTCCCCTGCGTATCCTCGATGTCTGCCACCAGCGGCAACTCACCAAACCCGCCAGAACGCACAGTCGAAACAAAGTGCTGCGCCTGATTCTCCGGGCTGAACCCGTTGCGGAAGAAGTGGTACGCGCCTCGCGGAATGCCCGCCTTTTGCGCCTCTGCCCAATTACGGCCGTATTGTGGGTCTACCCAGCTTTGCCCCTCTGTCGCCTTAATGAAAGCGAACTGAGCGCCAGCGGTTTTTGCCTTCTGCCAATCCATCACCCCTTGCCAGCGCGATACGTCAATGCCGCGCACGTTGCTGGCGGGTGGTTGCGGTGGTTCTGGGGGACGCGGTGCAGGGGTAGGCGTGGTACGCACGTACTCGCCCAACCGCCGCAAGATGCTCTCGTTAATCTCGAAGTAGCGCCACTGGCTTCCCCCACCAGAGGTAAACAGCACGGCGCCCAACAGCCGCCCTTCCCGCGCCGCTCGTGTGGCGGCAAGCAGTTCGTCCATGTCGGCGATGTCATCCAAGTAGGCGGTCTCGTCGCCGTTCCAGGCGGAGTTGTGCTTCCACCCGTCCAACGGCCGTGGGTTGTACCCGTCTGCCCCTGCCCCACAACATCCACTTTCACCCAACATCCAGTTTACACGGATGCCCCGCGTCACCAGGTAGTTGTCCACTTCCACCCAACGCATATGCAAATCGCGCATATGAGGCGGGGAGTTGACGAACGATTGGCGCTGATGCACCGACCAGTAGCCATGATAGCCGAATGCGCCACCGGCAACGGCCGTTTCTCGCGCCAAATCCACCAGTGCCCCATACTCATTGTGATCCGGGTTGCCGACTGCGGCCGTAAACACCACCGGGCGCACACCGGGGCAGTGCAGTTTCAACCGCCGCACGAAGGCGCGGTCGAACTCCACAATCGCCCGCAGCTTGGTTGGGTTGCGTGTGGGGTACTCTTCGTTCAGGGATTCGACAAAGAGACGGCCGTTGTCCACCGTGCCCATGTGCGTGTTGACGCTATCCTTAAACATGGCAATGTACTCATCTGCCGCCTGATTGCCCAACGCATGGGACTGCGCGGCCATGTCAATCCATCGCCCCTGATTGTGTTGATCCGCCCAAAAGCGGTAGATAAAGAAGATGCCCGGCGATGCGCTGTTGGCGTGGTGGTAATCCTCCGGGTGAAAGCTCTTGATTAGCCGGAACGGGGAGCCAGCAGCCTGCGCCAATCGCAACTGCTCATCCCACCCACGTACCGGGTCTTGCATGTGCAAGCCTATGTAGCTCATTATGCACCGTCTCCTTCCGGCTCCGATTCAGGCGCAGGCGCTACGGCCGTCTCCTTGCGTATGGCGTTCAACACGCCCTCGATTATCGTATCGGCGTCCATCGGGGTGATGGGGATGTTCATCCGCGCGGCCCACTGCACAAGCTGCTGCACTGCATCCAGCTTCACCTGCTCATTGCTATAGCCCAACGTGCGGCGGTACTGGTCGCCTGCCCGTACAATCATGACGGCCGTCTCGGTTAGCAGCGTCCAATTCTTCTGACCTAGCTCCGCCGCCGCCTTGCCCTGCAACTGCACCAGATACCCGCGCAATGCCTGGGCCACAACAGCCACAACCAGCGGGATCAACAGCAGTAGGCCATTAACCAACACTTCATTCACTTGCTCACTCATCGCAATCCTCCATATTCACATTGGCGCTATACTGCGCCACTAGCCCTTGTGTTCTATGCCACAGGTACGCCTCAGCGGCGCGTACCCCACCGTCATACCCGTTGTCACTGTGCCACCTGTCCGCCGCCGAAAGGCTGGGCAACACGCGCACCCGTACCCCATTGGCTTCGTCGGTCGCCAGAAAAGAGAACTCTCGCTTGCGGTGGAAGTGCCCAATGTGCCACTCCCGATACTGCGTAGCTGCCCAATCCTCCGGCCGTTCTGTTGCCATTTTTAGCGGCATGTTGCCCGGCTTCATCTGGTCTCCGTGGGCAAAGCCAATCAGGTTACGGCCGTATCGGTAATACTTGCGGCTTAGGGGACTGTTATCCACCGTCACCGTGTCGCAGTTGGCGTACCAATCTTCCAATGCCTCGCCCAAGAAGTAGGTTGTCTGCCGGTCATGATTGCCCGGCATCACCACCACATGCACCGGCGCAACGGCCGTCAATCGGTCAATCGTCTGGCGCATCATCTGGCGCACAAGCCGGAAGTGCTGACGATGTGTGCCGTGCATGTCTTGGGGCGTACCCTTCGTGGTGGTGTGGAAGATGTTGTCGGCGTTGAACAGGTCATTGCCCATCACGAACAGGACTTGCTCCACTGCCTCATGCCTGGCTCTGCTGAGTAAGGTGTCTATGGCCCACTCATACAGCCGTCGCGCTTCGGTCATGTCGTAAAACTCGCCTGTCTCTTCGTCCCATGCCCACTTGCCAAAGTGCAGATCGGGCACATTCAGTTCCAGCAGGTGCGCGTCTTGGGTGGTTACGGCCGTCTTGGGTGGCTTTGCAATGGTGTAACGGGGGGCAAACTGGCGCATCTCATGGCGTAAATCCTCAATCAGGTTGGTGGCTCGCGCTTCGATATTGGGGATGAGGATCGCCTTCACCTGAAACAGCGGCGTCACCTGAATGTCGCCGTCTATGTTTGCCCCCTGCTCCCACACATTCACCGTGTAGCTCTTCACCTGCCACACCCGCAAATCCACCTGCGCCGCCTCTAGTAGCTGCTCCAGTGTCCGAATACGGGTAGATGTGCTGGTTGCTACGGCCGTATCCCCCTCCTCGGTAAACTCTACCTTGTGGCGGGGGGTTGGTTCTTGGTTCGGTTGCGGAGGCGCTTCGCTTCGGGCGGCGTTGGCCTCTTTCAGTCGGCGGTAGTCCGAAAGCCGCCCCCTTAACGAGGAGAACGGCACACCGGGAAACTCTGCTTGTATCTCATCCCAACTCTTGCCCTCAACCACACGAAGTTGGTAGAGCTTTTCTTTGTTGATGGCGATACGCCACCTCCTTGCCTTACGGCACAGGGATACCGGCCAAATGGAACAGCAACGGCCGTGCTACAGAATCCACCGCCAAAACCAGCACCATGATGAACAGCAGGGTCGGGATGGTCTTGGGGTTGTTCTTGATCAACCACAAGACCGACGGGCTTTCGTGGCCTACCCGCTCCAGCGCCTTGATGCGCTGATCCAACTCATTGACTGTTCGCGCCAACCCGGATGCGGTGTCATTGATCTGGCGTACCTCCTTGAGCGTTTCCGTGATTGCCGCCAATATCAGGCGGTCGGTCACGTCGCTCGGCACAGTGCCAGATTGGAGTAGTTGTTGCAGTTCGTCGTACACGCCATTGCTCATGCGTGGCTCCCCCTATTTCTCTGCGTATGGGATGAAGATGAATACGGCCGTACCCGTGGGCGGCGGTGTGCCTGTTGGCTCTTTGGTCGGCGGTGGTGTCATCGAAGGCCAGAATGTCGTCGGCGGTATGTCACTGGTCGCCGTCTCGGTCGGCTGCTTTGTGGGCGGCGGCGTCATACTCGGCCAAAAGGTTGTCGGGGGTATCTCACTCGTAGCTGTCTCGGTGGACTGCTTGGTAGGCGGCGGCGTCATCGAAGGCCAAAAGGTGGTAGGCGGAATGTCCTCCCCCGCCAGCGCATCACCCATACTGCCAAAGGTCAGCAGTACGGCCGTAATCAGCAGCACCCCAAAGAACAAAATCCCAATGCGTATCTTGGTACTCATGCCAATTCCTTCCCGTATCTTCACATATTGGAACAATACGGAACAATAACGATTCTAAAAAACAGGGCCATTGCTGACCCTGCCTCTACCATTAACTCGCGGCGGCAAACTGCGATTCGCGCACCGTGAAGAATGTCTCATCGGCTACGCTGGCTGCACCTGCATCACCCTCCCACCGATAATACCATATTCCGGCCGTATCTGGTGTAAGATCAACGTGATAGTTCCCGGCGCTGTCCCGCACTACCTCAGCATCTGTGCCGTAGGTGTAGCTGGTCTCAGCCACACTCGCCGTCTTGTATCGGAAGATCACCACGTCCGGGTCTACGGCCGTCCCATCCTCATCCGTAAATGCGTAGGCGCATCGCACGGTGTCGCCAATATCGTAGGTATTTGCCATTAGCAATCTCCATCGCCAGTTTCGCTGGCTGTGCCGGTTATTACGGCCGTGTCGGTCATTGCCCCGGTCAGTACGGCCGTGTCGCTGGGGCAACCAAACAGCATGAGTGGTGTTCGCTGGTCGCGCCAAAACCGCGCCAGCCAGAACCGCGCCGAGAAGAATCCGCTCTTAAACATTGTGCGTTACGGCCGTGCGGTTGCCGCTCCCATCTACAGTCGCCGTAATCCGGTCTGCACTGTCGTCCATGCTGCGGATGGTGTTCGTCACCGTCGCCGCCCCACTGAGCTTGCCAGCTACGGCCGCGCCAATGAGTTGCAATGTCTGTTGCAGCGTGTAGCCCGTCTCAATGGTCAGCGCCGCGACAGCATCGGCAATGTCAGCAGGTACGGCAATGTTGTCTACGGCCGTGTCTAGTGCCGCGCCGGTGGTTCCGGCCGTCAGATGGTCGGCTAGGGCTTCGTCCCACACCGCGTCGGCAATTGGCGCGGTAATGTTCGTGGCGGCGCTCAGGGTTCGGGTGACGGCCGTCCAGATGGCATTAGCAATCTGGGCAATGGTGTCGGTGTCAACCTCACCGTCCAAGTCAATCGTAAAGCCGGTTCCTGTGGTAGAGACCTCGATACCCTTGCCCGTGGCGTGGGCATTGGTGATGGACACGGCGGGATCGCTCGAATTAACGTCAATGTCTACACGGCCGTTGATGTCAACGGCTGGCTGACTGCTAAATGCCGGGATTACCTGAATCCCCGCATTATTTCCGATTATCTGAATCCCATATCCGCCAGACAGCTTTAGCGCAGCCGCGGAATCGTCATTTAGGAGCTGAACGGCTGGGCCTCGATAAGTCTCTACTGACAACCCTATGCCAGTTGCGGAAGGGTTCAGGATATAGGCGGCTGGTGCAAGCCCATCATTTTCGATATGCAGCGCTGCATCTGTACCAGAATTATTATGCACCACCAGCCGCCCCAAGCTCAGCGTCCCCCCGCCTGTGCCGTCCAGCATGGTCTCCAGATTGTCGGCGGCGGCGGCATCACCAGAGACTGCCCCCACATTGGAATCAATCCTGCCACCAACCAGCGCCGCAGGTATCCGGCTCTGGATGTCCTGAGTGTCGGCTTCTATGGCACTAGCGGTGGTCTGGCTGGCTCTGGCATCAAGGATAAGGTCGAGCCGCCCCCCATCTGTCCAATCGGTTTGCAATTCGGCCGTGTCCAACACAATGGTATCCACCACCCCATCTACCGTTGCAATATCCGCCGCTATGCTTGCGCCCGCTGGTGCCCCCAACCGTGCGAACCCATCACCAGTTTGGGGGAATGTGGTGTAAACCTGAACCGTTTGGGTAATGGCACTGGAATTTGTGAAGGTGAATGCAATGTGATCATAGTTGGTTTCGGCTTGGGTGGGTACATAGCTCCAACACCCTTGCCCTTCGTGTGTGACAGTCCCGCTTCCGCTTGCTTGCGTGCCCCCATCCCCTAGCACGTAGACTGTGGTTGTCCCTGACGTGACCGCAGTCCCGTCAGCTAGTGCGTTCAGTTGTGCGACTATCACCTGTCCTGACGTGTTCTTTTTCATTAGTCAACTCCTACTAAAACCGTGCTCTTGCTTGCCCAGAAAGGAGAGAACCCCCCCGTGGCAATTCCGGCCGCGTAAAGCGCCGCCACCTGCGCCGCAGACAGCGCATAATCGAATAATGCTGGCTCGTCCAGGATTCCGGGAAACTGGTTCGCGCCCCCATTGTTGTAGGCCATGAATGTGCAACGGACTGAGGAACTGCTGCCGGTGGCTGCGGGCAGAGCTATCGAGGAAATCTGCGCCCCGTCCCGGTAATAACGAAATTGGCTGGTAGCCGTGTCCCAGGTGACCACAACGAATCCGCTCGTCCATTCTGTGCCCCCAAAGTATTTGTTGACCACCCCGTTCGCATTTGCGAATTGAATCGTCAAAAACCCCGTGCTGCTGCCCTTTCGCACATGAACGGTGTTGTCGCCCCCCGCATCTCCAAGAAACCACAGATACCGTGTGCCGGTACCGGAAAATGAAACGCTGCTTACCCAAAACGCGACACTCCCATGGTTCATGATATTGGCCGTGTCCGCCGCCGTGATTAAGGATTCGGGAGCGTAAAATGTGGCCCCGGGCGAGAGAACACTGAGTTGGTCACTGCCCTGTACCCCCCCCGAAACAAACGTCCCGCCGACATTTACCCCTGTGTGCCCGTTCCCGCTTTCGTCGTCTAAACTGCTATCAAGCCGCCAATACGCCAGGGGAGACAGCGCCAATACATCGCTTTCGTAACTCATTGCCTCATCCTCTCTATAATTGCCACTTTCCTTGCTCCTTGCCCAATGGGCTTAATTCAGCAGCGCCATAAAATCAGGCGCTCCCAAACTAATCGTACAAATCTCATCCTGATACTGCGTGTGTGTCACAACGGCCGTAAACCCATCACCCAACACATCATCCAAAAAGCTCTCCACCCGCAAGCGGTTCCCCGCCTGAATGTTGGCAGTCGGTATCTCCTGCCCTGCCCCCTTGCCCCGAATAAAGCCCATCACCCGAATGGGTGAGGTAATGGAGACCAGCGGGTCTTTGTGCGCCGCCAGATAGCTACGGCCGTAACTCACGGCCGTAGCCGAAAGCCCCTGCCCAATATCCAGTGGCGCCGCTACGTGCCGCTCCCCATACAGCGTAATACTCGTCGTGTCCTTCAGGTTCGCGTCGTCGTCGGGCGTCATCACTCGCGTACGGCCGTCCTCATCCTGGTACGTCACCACCACCCAATTGACAATCCGGTCATAGTCCACCTGAATCTCCACTGGCCCCAACAGGTTGTCATCGTCCAGGCGCAGCGCGTAGTCGTAGTCCGTCAGCGCCGGGTACTGAGCAATCTGCAACACCGGACGGCCGTTTGCCGTACTCCCGGATTCGCTGTGCAGCAGACGGCCGTACCAGGCGTTGTAGCTGCTGTCGCCATAGTCCAGCACCCGCGTCAGGACGGACGCCCAATTCTCGAAGCCATCCGTGATGAACGGCACAACTGCCAGCGTGTTGCTCCCCAAATATTGGGCATCACTACTTAGCACCCCGCTCAGGTTGTCAATCGCGTCCTGGGCTACGGCCGTAGGCGTAATGTTGCCCGTCTCGGAGTAGACCATCATGCTGCTCACCTGACCGTACACAGTGCCGTTACCGTGCCCGCGCTGTCTGGCCAGGCTCAAGAACTCCACGTAAAGCGCCTGTCTCGGCGTCACCAATGTGTGGTCTACGCTCCCCGTCCCGCTGGCCGTCACGCTCCACAATGTCGTGTTGCCCGTCCGGTCACGCAGTCGCAAGCTCCACGTCTGCAACTCGCCCACCGAAGCGCCAATGATCACCACATTGGCCGTCAACGAAGAAGAAGGTGTCATGCGTACCCAGTGCATACGCTGGCCCCCTATCGAGGTTTCCTCGTCCCAATCATCGGGAATCGTCCAGCTCATGTCGCCGTCTCGCGCCCATGTGCGCCCCGCCGAAGCCGTCCCATCTGTCACCGTCAGACTGACCCAGTTCGTGCCATCGAAATACTGCACAGTCATCGTTGCCGCTACGGAGTTCACCGTGCCGCCAAAGTCAAATCGCACAAGCGAGTACGGCCGTCGCGCCCCAATGTAGAAGTATTGCCCAGCTACCAAACTCACCGTTTGGGTGGTCGTTGTCAGCCCGTCAATGATGTTGTCCAAATCCGTCAGCGCATTGTTCTGGCAACCAGCAGGCAACCAAACGGCCGTCTCGGCAAAGTCGTAGTTGAAGGTGATCCGCTTAATCGTCTCGCCGGTAGGCATCGTGTAGCTCAGCGCCCCTACCGTTGTCGCGTCCGGGTACTCCTCATCCGTAGGCGTGAAGCGCATCCGGTTCGTGCGGTCAATGCGGATCGAATCGAGGGTGGTCGTCGTGTCAATGCGCCACACATCGTCACTCATCCGGTTGTCCGCCCACCGCTTGTCAATCGTGCGCTTGCTTAGGATGCTGCCCCAATAGCCTACGGCCGTTAGCGTGTTGCCTTCCATGCTGTTGCTAATGGCGTAGCCCACAAATGAAATCTCGCCCTCCCACACCACATCAGAGCCATTCCACACCACAATCCGGTCGCCGCCCCGCCATACCGGGGGCAGTGTCACGTTGCGCGGAACAAACATCTGTAAACTGCCATACAGCCCACCGGGGAAGAAGGTCTCGAACCGTTCTATCTGCGCGTACTCCAACTCTCCGCTCAGGTCAGGGCGAGGGGTTGTGCTACGGCCGTTGAAAATCTGCACCGTCAGGCTGTTGTAGCGCATTAGAGGCCTCCCCATCGTGGCGTCACGGTCACTGTCATCGTGGCCTCGTTGTCAATGTCGTCTTCTGGCCCATACAGCACCCACACATAGTTAAAGCCCGGCACAAGCTCAGCCTTGTCGCCCAACACTTGGTATGGGTCAGTTTGTATCCCGGTTGTTGGGCTTTTGGTGTAAGCACGGCCGTTCTCAATGACCACCGTGCCGCCGACAACTCCGCCAGGGGTGCGCAGTTCCATCAACTCGCCATTGGGTGTAAACACGTAGTCAATGTCCAATGACTGCCCGGGGGCCGTGTAACCGCCCAATCCCGCACCTATAGACGCAAGATCGGCAATGTAGTTCTGGATCGAGATGCTTCCCACATAAAACAATCGCCAGCTAGTTGTAACGGACAATGCGCGTTGTGAACCGTAGACGCTCTCTCCGCCCGTCGCTCCCATTGGTGCCGCATACAATGTGTAAGCCCCGGATGTCCCCTTGATCCGCACGAACACATGGATACGACCAACCGCCAAATCTGGCCGATACGATCCGACGCCAGCAATCGTATCCATGCTCGTTGTTGTTACCGTTGTGATGTATTCGCCACCACTCGCATTGGCATCAGCAAAGAAATTGTAGTCCGAATACCATTGCGGCGTTGCTCCGCCTGGTCTCACCACATTACTTGGAAATGTCAGGTGAACCCGCGCCAGATACATCCTTGTCGGGTTGCTGGTCGTCACATCCGTCTCAATCTCATACCGCGTCAGTGCATCCACATCCCCCGGTATGCTCCCGGCAATCGCCCAATTCTGGTGGGTGGTGTCGTCACATCCCTCAATCACCCCGTCGCCACCCCGCGTCAGCAGGTACGGCGGCGGGCATAGCCCCATACGGAAATCATCAATCTCAATCGCCGCAGCCACGGCCGTATAATCGGCCGTCACCTGCGTAGCATCCAACTCCTCGTCAAATATCGCCATGTCCAGAAAGGCGAAGTTGCCGCACGTAGTCACTGCCCCCGTGTGGTCTGTGCCAATGTACAAGTCGCCCACGTACTCAATCGGCGTGTCATTTGTGGTGATTGTCAGCGCCCCGTCTATGTACACCTTCGTTGCCGCCGCCGACCACACCACATGGGCTACAATCACGTCGCCCACGGTAAAAGCGGCGGCGGCATTCGTATCCGCTCCCCCTACCGTCAACTGCCAGTTCCCCGCATTGAAGCGCAGGCGCAATGTCACCCCGCTACCGTCATACGATTCAAATACCACCGGCAGCGTCACCCCACCCAGGTTGTAATTCGCCTCAGTCGCCGCTACGCGGAACACGTAGCGCATAGCCCCTTCCCCCGGATTCAACACGCTCACGGGCAATTTCAGTTGCCCTGTTGTACGGGCAGATGAGCTATCGTTGTAGCCACTGCTCCACGCCGAATCAATCATGTCTCCGTAGCACAGGGAAGACGGGAAGTAGCCCAACTCCAACTGCACCCCGTCAATATGCACCCGCACAGCAGGCGGAACCAGCACCCCGAAGTTGCTCCCCACACTTAACCCGGTAGCAAATGCCGCCCACACCCGATACCAGCCATTGCCCACCGATTCATACACGGCCGCCAACACGGTCGGGTTGCCCACGTTGTCCTCAACAAATGGCTCCACTATCAAACTCGTCACCGCCCCACCATCCGGCAGCTTGGCATAGAAGGAGATCACATAGTCCGTGCCCAACAGCGTAGGCGACTGGTAAAACCAATGGTCTGTCGTGTCCACATTCGTCAGCGACACGGCCGTATCGCCAAACAGCACATAGTCCGGGTTGCGGGTGCTGGACGCAACCAGCTTGGAACTGGATGCTGTCCAGTCGTTGTCAAAGTCGGTCGCATGCCCAAATACCGGGTTGGTAATCAGGTTGGTCGTCCCCCGCGCCACAATCACCCCCCGGCTTGCCGCGTCTGTTGTGCCTACCGTGTCTTCCAGAATCCCGTAACGGCCGTCAGCCAACCGCTGTGGCTGGCCCAACGCAAACGGCCGTAGGGTGCAAGAAATCATCACCAGTTCCAGTCGGTTGCGTATCGTGCCAATACCCCATTGGGCATCCGCCTGAAACGGTTGGGCATGAACAATCTCAAAGCGGCGCGTCGCCCCTGTCTGTCCCCAGGTTGGCTCTACCGTCAACGGCGAATCTGCATACTCGAAGTACAGCGGCGTGTTCCCCTGCCCCGCCAGCAGCAGGAAGCGTTGTAGCCGGTTCTTTGCCGACTGCATCTCTGCCCGTGATACCCCCCGTACCTGAATGGGCAGGGCATAGCCTGCATTGCTGCTGCGCTGGTCGAACTTGCGCCCACCACTATACCGGTCACGCATCCCCCCACTGGTCATCAATGGCTCCAGTACGGCCGTAGGTGGCACAAAGCTCTCATCCAGCCGGTAATTGCCTGTTGTCAGGTCAAGGTACTTATCTGCGTAGCTAAATCTCGCAATAACAGTCATCTTATCTCCCGGCCATCCCTGCGCCCGAAGCGGCCGTCACGCGGCGCATGTTGCCCAACCGCCAGGCCACCCGGTCGCCCAACGCCGCCTCATTCATTCCCGGCGCCGCATTGACCGTAATCGGTGCATTGATGCTCGTGCCGCTGCCTACCATGCCGCTTTGGGCAGACTGGTGCAGCGATTCCAAATAATCCAGCCCCAACGCCGCTACGGCCGGGGCGCTGAATACATATTCCTGCCCATGCACATACCCTACAATGTCGTCAGCCCGTCCGCCTGTGAACCCACCAGAAGCAAAGGCCACACCACCATCGGTAATATTCACGTCCTCGGGGCTGACACCGGGCGGCAGGGTAAAGCCGCTCATGTCGGTCTTGAACGTGTAGGTGAAGTTCTTGGACTCTGGCAGGTTGTTGATGCCCTCAGCCAGCGCCAATGCCGCCTCCTTGCCTTCCAGCATCCGAATGTTGGCCGCGTCCACATTCTGCGCCAGGTAGATCGCCTTGTCTGCTGCGTCCGCCTCGCCCGACTGCAAGAAGCCCAACGCCTGTACTGCGTCGTCAGCCGTCAGCGAACCCTCAGCCACCGCTTCCGCCAATAGCTGGATGTTGTTCTGCATGACGGCCGCTTGAAACGCCGCCTCGATCTCTGCATCCGTAAAGTCACCGGTCGCGGCGGCAAGGATAGCCAATGCTTCTGGCCCCGCTCCCGCCGCTGTTGCCGATTCATACAGGGATTGGGTCAGGGCGTCCGTGTTCCACACCGCCTCATTGGTAACAGCGATAACCTCGCCGGTCACATCGGTCAGTGGTTGCATCGCGCCTTCCAGTTGCGCCATGCGGTCTATCTGTTCCTGAATCTTCTCGGCTCGTTCTTCTTCCGTCAGGCCAAGCCCGGCCACGCCAATCTGGTAGTCGGTCAGGCTTTCCTGTGCCTTTGCATACTCATCCCGCAAATCGGAAAGCACACGCTCTTGGTCAGATGTACGGCCGTTGGTCGTGTAGTAGCTCGTGCCCAGGTCGGATATAGCTTTTGTGTATAGACCGACCTCATCCTTTGCATCCAGCGTGGAGGAGAACAAGCCGCCCATTGCCGCCTGATGCTCTCGCGCCGCTTCCGCCGCCAGCCGGTCAGCTTCCGCCTTTGCTTCGGTGTCAGCCTTGAGCTGGGCAATCACCGCGTCCAGATGTTCCTGATGCCCGGCCAATTCGCCCGAGGCATAGGCCATCTCTTCCATCTCGCGGGTATCCATCTCCGTGTAATGGCCGTAATCTCCCATCACGACATTCAAATCGCGCAAGGTTTCTTCGTAGCTCTTTGTCTCTACAGCTAGAGGCTCCAGGGCGTTGGTCGCCATGTTGAAGTAATGGTCAGGTGCGCCGCCAAGAACTTCCTGTTGTGCCTGCCCAAACTTCGCCATCGCAATGGCAGCAGCGGCCAACTCCTCCGATGTCCCCTTGAACCCTGCTTGCAGCAGCAATACGGCCGCATCTGTGCGGCGGGCCAGCTCGTCGGCTCTCACCATCGAATCGCGCCAGAACCCGTTACCTTCGCCTAGCGCATTAACGGTACGCAGAGCGCCTTGTGCGGAGTACCCGTAATCATCCAGAGCCTCTGCCGATGTGTTGATCTGATTACGCAGAGCTATATCGGACGCAAGGTAATCCGTTACGGCCGTCCTCAGCTTTAGCCAACCCTGTTGGGCGGGTTCTAAAGTTTTCCCGGTTTCAATGCGCAACGCCTCGGCACTAGCAGCGGCCTTGTCCTCCATGTGCTGCATACTATCGGCCATTTCCGCAGCGGCTTTGGCCGTCGCGCCCATCGTGTCGGCCGTCGTGCCAAAGGTCTCAATGATATTCAAGCCGGTCTGGTTGGTGATACCCAACACAGCGTTCGATGCTTCCACCGACCCAAACAGGTCACGGAACTCTTGCTCTGGCATGGAATCCCGAAGCTCGGAGAACACCTGCACGCTGCTCTTGCCGCTCTTCATCAAATTGGCAAACGTATCACCGTGTAGCTGGCGGATTGCCCGATCCAGCTTTGTACCACTCTGCGAAGCCTCAATAAACGCTTGCCGTAGCTGGGTTGTGGCTACACTCGTCGGTGTGCCTTGCGCGGTTAGCGCCGCCAGTGATGCGGCCACATCATCGAAGCCCACACCCAACGAAGCGGCCGTCGGAATCACATTGAATAGCGAAGCCGATAGCTGCTCAAAGTCGGTCTTGCCCAGCTTGACGGCCGTAAACATCACGTCCGACGCCTGTTGCACCGAGATGACCTCAGTGCCGTAGGCATTGACAACGCTGGTCAGGCCATCTACGGCCGTCTCCAAGTCTGTCACACCGCCAAGCGCGGCGTCACTGGCAACCTGCATAAACTCAAATACGTTCTCAGACGGCACACCCGCAGAGATAGACTGGTACAGCGCCGGTATCGTCTCGTCCGTCACACGGCCGACACTGCGCGAGAACTCCATGATGTCGGCTTCCATCTGCTTGGACGCAGACGCCGACATATCCGGCATGAGGGTGAATACCTCACGCATCCCCCGGTCAAACGCCTTGAACTCCTCCAAACTCTGACGGCCGAACTCGGCCATCGCCATAGCCGCTGCACCAGCAGCAGCCACAGCCACCCCACCCATGACGCCCTTGACCACACCGCCGAAGTCCGTTACAGACTTCTTGGTGTCATCCGTATTCTTTTTGATCTTCTCAGTCTCTTTGCGGTACTGATCCGTCTCTGCTTTCAGGATGACGCGCAGTGTCGCCAGGGTTAATGTTTGCATTTAGTTCCCCACAATGGCGTGTCCAATGACCGCCGCTTTCAGCATCTTGTACAACTCACTTGGGGTCTTCTGCCGTCCCGGTGTCGAATCCGGGTACATCAGCTTTTCCATCTTCAGCCAGCGCGGATGACGTACATGGGTAGCCAGCATCGTGTTGCCTATCGTGGTCGCTACCATCGCCGCGTTCCAGTCGGCGCGGTTCTGCCGGTAACGCGCTGAGAAGAGCAGTGGTTCCAGGTTGGCAAAGGCAATCCACTCATACAGCAGGCTCATGGGCATCTCGTCTTCCAGCCGGTCTATATCCCACTCCCCGCACATTGATCCCAACTGGAAGAGGAAGCGGCGGTACGGGGAGTTGGCTAGTTTTTTTCCGCGTTGCTCACCGCGCCTGTACCATTGAGCGCGTCCGCCTTGCCAGAAAGCCGTATAGCCGCCAGCGCAATCCGGTTAATCGCTTCCCGGTAGGCAATCGGCAAGTTGCTCACGGTTTCAATGGCTTCAACGGCCGTCTCACCGAATACCATATTGCCCTCATCGTCTTGGGCGCAGACGGCCGTAAAGTAGAACGCGGCATCTGCCCCCGGTCGCCGCGATTCTTGGTAGCCCTTCCCGTTCGCGTTCGGGCGCAGGTCAAACAGGTACAGATTCATGGCGTGTTGCTCTTTGACTGTCAGCCCACGCACATGCACCACCAGCGGTTCTCCCTGCTCATCAACGCCAAACTCAGGCACTTCCACGACCTCCGTCTTGTGGGTAGGCAATTGGCGAATTGCAGCAAGGTTCAGTATGGTTTTTTTACTCATGTCCCTTTCCTTATATAGAAGGGGCGGGTATTACCCCGCCCTCACTCACTAGCTGATGGTCGGTGCGCCGGTCGGGTGCAGCGTCACCGTTGCCTTGTAGATGTCCTCTTGGGCAAAGATGCGGCTGATCCGCTCGATATGCACTTCCATCGAAATGGTCTCGTCGCCGTCCGGGTCGGTCACCGTGAAGGTAACGGGGGTCTCCGAATTGAACGCGGTCACGATAGCCCCATGGGTCGTCTCGCTCGTGTCCCAGGCCAGCGTCACGGTAATCGGGTCAATGCGCCGTTTCCCGGTGTCTGTCGCTTCGTAGAAGCCATCCGTGCTGTCATGCGCGGTAGATTCCGCGATGTACTTCATCAGCGAAACCTCAGGTAAGTCCAGCACAGAAGCCAGCGCGGTCGGGGTGGAAGATACATCAATCTGTACAGCAATTCCAAAAGAGCCTTGTGCGGCCATTAGCTATTCTCCTTAGCCCGCTGGCGTTTCCCGCTGGCAGGGCGTTGATTGTTTAATCTTGCTACGTGGTTGAGCATGTAGCGCAGGTGTGGCGTCTTGAATCCTGTTTGGGTAGCCACATAGTAGGTACGGCCGTTCTCGGTGACGGCCGTGTAATCAGCAGGTACGGCCGTAGGCGTCTCGGCTGGTGGTGTTACGGCCGTTGGTTCGACGGCGGGTTGTTCGGGTTCGCTCATCTCGGTTTCTCCTGCACAAATCGCAGCATGATGCTGTTCGCCGCGTCCTTGCCGACAAGCTCTTTCAAGCCGCGCATCGTGCGCGGAATCTGCGCTATGCTCGTAATCCCGGCCTCGTGTAATGCGTCACGCGCCGGGAAGTCGGATGGCAGTCCTTGAGCATAGCCACCCGCCTGCGCCGCCTGTTCCATCGCCTCACGGTAATAAACCGTTACCGGCATTAGCTCCAATCGCAGGGAGTACAGGTGGTCCCGAATCTCCGCCAGCATCGAGAGCATCAAGGCGCTTGTGTCCACTTCCGTTACAGTCTCGTTATCTACCATTGCTACACACTCACATACTTGGACACACGCACATTAAAGCCAAACTCCGCCCGTTCATTGGCGTCTCGCCGCAAGTAGTACGGCGCTTGATACGGCCGTACCAGCAGGTAGCGCGTACCCGACAGGTCGGTATTGGAAAGGTGCATGGATGTGTAAATCGCCTCAATCAGATTGCGCCCGGTGGCATAGTCCGCCGCCCGTACATTCACCTGCACATTCGGGTACTCCACCATTGGCGTTGCTTCGTCATGCGCGTAGGTTCCCGGCAATCCTGTGTACTCATACAGCGCCACGGCCGTATTTGGTGCTTCTGGCATACGGCCGATGAAGATGGATGTACCCACCACACCGTGCCCCTCAGTCTCCAGATAAGCCGCCAGTTCCGTTAGGACTGTCATGGTCTCACCGAAATCCTGTCTGCCATACGGCCAGCCATGCCATTGGCTCGTTCCATCACCGGGGTAATCAGGTACTTGGCCTGACCGGTCGTGTGCTGGTAGTTCATGTTCTCGTGCTGAATCAGCGCATAAGCCGCCGCTGGCCCACCGAAGCCCATAAGGACGCTTGCCGTACTGCCCTGAATATCGGGCTGCTGCACAAACCCACTGCTGCGCAAGATGCCCTGATCCACCGGCACGTACTTCTCTTTGGAGAGGGTCATCATCTCCTCGGCCTCACGGTAAAGCTCCTGCGCCAGTCGGTCAGGCATGACGGCATTCAGCCGGTCAATGGCTGCGTACAGCTTTTCTTCGCCCACAAACTCTACGCTCATGTGTAGACCACCTCGTGATGGTCGCCGTTCTCGTCCGGGTATCGCTCCACCCGGAGAATTTGCGGCGTTGTGCCGTCTGGCATGGTGATCTGTGCCTGCGTGGAGATGTCGGGAGCGCCGTAGATGTACACCTGCTGGGAGCTAATCACCTCGCGCCCTTCCGCATTCAGCACCCGGCGAATCTTTCCCACCACCCGCGCCCGATGCGACACGGCCGTACCATAGGCAGGTTCGGCAAAGTCGTTGTGCCCGGTCAGTGGCGCAATCGTCACCGTTTGGGTCATTAGCTCGAGGAAGTCGCTCTCAATCGTCATGGGCGTTACAAGGCCGGGTTGTCGTCGTCGGCGCTAACCATCTCATCCACACTATCTAGATCACGGGTAAAGGCCGGGGGTACACGGTCGTCGTCCTGCTCTCGTGCCAGTTTGTCACTCAGGCTAATCCCACCCGCAAACGGCACGGCCGTAATTGCCACCTTCCGCTTCAGGGTTGCAACCAGCTTGGCGTAATGCTCCACGCGCTGACTGTAGGAGATACGCAAATCCCCTACAGCTTTGTCCACCTTACGCGCATACTTCGCCATCACAGCCTCAGCCGCCGCAATCGCCGCGCCATTCACGCTGCCGTGTGCCGATAGCAAGTAATTGATCTCGGCATCCTGCAACTGTTGGTCATCGGCGTCCGTGTCCCCAATGAGGAAACGAACGGCGTCCAGGTCGCGGCTTTGCGGGTTTCCGGTGTAAGTCCACATGGGTTAGCTCTTTCTCTTGGGCTGTGCTTTGCGCGGGGGTGTTTCCACCACACGCACTACGCTATCTGGCACGGCCGTAGACTGAGCGGATTGCTCCTCCTCAGTCAACGGCCGTATCCAGCCAGCATTGAGCATAAATCTGGCACGGTCACGGCGCGGAATATGCACCACCTGACCCGCCGTAACCGTTCGGTCATTGCGGGCATAGCGGCTCAGTGCGATATATCCAGTGCCGTTAGACATTAGGCCACCGCCGAAGCGAAAAAGTAACCCAGGTCAGAGCCAATCAGCTTGTAGTCAAAGGCAACTTCACCCTCGACCCGATCCACACCCAGGTGGGACAGCGGGAACCGCTTGATCCCAATGGTCGCGCCCATGCCATCGGACACACCGCGCCACAGGAAGGTGTAGCCAGCAGACACAGAGAGCAGAGACGGCCGGGGGGCGGAGTAGCACAGCAAGGCGTTCTTGCCATGCACGAAGCTGTACGCGCCCGTCGCGCCTTCTACGTTGGTGGCATAGACGCTCTTGGCAACCAGCACCCGTTCCACATCCAGAATGCCAGCCATCATGTCGGCCGTCACGCTGTCGGAACTGGTGTACTTGAACCGATCCACGAAGTCGGGGTGGTTCTTCAGGCTCTTGAACACGTCATAGCCCAAGACCAGCGTGTTGGGCAGATAGCCGGTCGAGGCCAGTACGGCCGCTTTCCCGGTCTCCACATCGGCAATAGGGGTGCTGGTGGCGTAGGTACTCCACAGGGTGAAGTCGGTGCCGCCCGTTACGTCCGTGCCCCAAATGCTGGTCGTGAAGTAGTTGGTAGCCCAGGCGCGTTCTTTGCGGACCAACAGGCGTTGGGTCACGAACTCCGTGGCTTCGCTGTCCAGGTTGATCCCGTCATCGGCATTGGCGCGTGTGTACTTGTCAATGTCTTTGTGGATCGCGTTGGGGATACAGGCATAGGTGGTCGTACTGGTGATGTTGTACCCGGAGCCAGCGGATTCGGTGCCGGAAGCGCGGGGCTTGGCCTCATCGCGGAACCAGTCGTTTTTGGTGTAGGTGCGGATGATGTCGGTCTGTTTGTCCACCGGAATGGCGGGAAACACCTTGTCCGCAATGAAATTGTCATGATTTTGGATGTACGCAATCGAGAGGTTGGTTAACGGCCGATTGACATGCACATCACTCGAAGTAGGTTGAGCCATGTTCTAGTCTCCTTACAGGAACGATACGGAACGGTCACTTCTCAAAAAGAGACCGTCACGCCTCATTAGGCGGCACGGTGAGGTGCAGCGCAGTTGATAAGTACGGTCGCCAGTTCAGCGGCGTTGCTTGTGCCTTCCAGCACCCGACCCACCACATACTCGGTGGTATCCGTGCCAACCGTTTTGGCGTCAGCCTGACCGTCAGCAGACGTACCAATCAGAGCGCCTACGCTCAAACCGGCGTCGCCCTGAACTTTGGTCATGCCAATCACCATCACCTCGGCGGGCATCCCGCTGGTGGGTTTGTTTTGCAGCACACCAATCGGAATGTCGGTCGCGCCGTTGCAAACCGTGCAAGTCAGGGCAGCGCCTAACTCCACGAATTTGTACTGACTGCCGCTCAAATCAGCGCCAGCAGTCAGAGTAATGCAGTATTGTCCTTGTTCAATTGCCATCGTTTGTCTCCTTAATGCTCACGGCCGTTACGCCTGAGCGACATACTCCACATACAATTCAGGGTTTTGTTTCAGCACTTCGGCGTAGGCTTGTTCGTAGGTACGGCCGCCCGCTTTCATCAATTCCCGTGCTTTTGCCGCGATCTTGTCATCGGCCGGAACATCGTTGCTGGCGCTTGTGCCTTGCTCAGCAAACAGTTTGCTTTGTGCCAACGCAGCAGCAATCTGCCCTTGTTGGTTCACGTAGGTGGCAAACGGTTCGCTGTCCTCACCGAACTGATTAGCCAGATGGCCCAGCATGGTGTGGTGTTGTGTTTCCTCACCGAACCACTGAGCGCCACCATTGGCAATCAAATCGGCAAAGCGCCGTTCACGCGATGCGCCTTCCAGCGACGCAATGCGGGTGGATAATGCGCCCACCTGCTCGGACATCTGTTGATTGACGCCGGTCAGTTGAGCAATCTGGGCTTCGGCAGCTTGAGCTTTTTGCTCAGCGGCCTGGCGGGCTTCTTCACTGGCTGTCAAGAGGGCTTGCACCTCATTGAATTTCACTTCCAGTTCAGCGAATGCCTGCGCGCTTTGTGTTTCTTCGCTCATAACTTTCTCCTTGTGAGTATTAGCCGCGCCAGGCGCAGCCGGGATAACAGTCTCATCAGCAACGGCCGTACGGCCGTCACCTTCTGCGTTATCGTCTTGGGCTGTGCCCTCGACATCTGCATTTACATCATGGTCGGGGGCTGCCCCCTCGACATCTGCATTGACAATCACGCCCTCACTGGCAACCAACGGCCGTAGATAGGGCGGCTTGAAGAACGGCCGTGTGGTAATCGCTCCACCCACCGCAATGTCCTGGTGGGTTGTGCCTGTGGACGGGTCAAGCCAAACGTTGTACCACTCGGGGGAGAAGAACTTGTACTGGTCAGTCGCCAGCAAGGTGCGCCCTCGTTCCGTCCATTCGACAATGGCATCCACCGATCCATCTTCGTTGACGACCATCTCATTGATCCAGCCCGCCGCGCCGCTTAGTTTGGTCTGGTGTTCGGCGTCAATGGGGATCGGCTTCTGGTAAATACCGGCGTTGAAGTTGGACGCGAACCGCTCATTGCGTTCGCGGGTAATTACCACCTTGCCATAAGCCGGGTGCATGTACTCGTTGGGGATGGGCATGTAGGGGATGATGGGCGGCGCTTCGGCAAAGGCCACCTCGTTGAAGAAGGCCGTCGCACGGCCGTTCTCCTCACCGGGTTGGGTGGCGCAAATGTCTGCCAGTTCCCGGTACTCCTCGAAGCCCATGCCGGATAACGGCCGTTTCACCGTGCGTCCCCCAATGGAGAAGGTCAACTCGTCAATGACCAGTGGCATGGTTGGCACTTCGGGCAAGGAGACGGCCGTACCCGCTTCCATGTAGGCCAGTGTGATGTGGGGCGTAAAGCTGTGGTTGTCGGCAAAGGGGATGTCCTGCCAGCGCAAGCGCTTCACCAGCTCCCCGCGTAGCTCAGACAGGCCAGGCACATCTACATTGGCGTAGATCACGTCACGGCCGTCAGAGGAGCGCGAGGCGTTGAACAGCCCCACCCCACCGATACGGCCGTTGAGCGGGCGAAACGATTGGGCAATCCCAGAGAAGGCCAGCAGCGCCGCAGCAGCTTGCTCGTCACTCAGGTCGTCTGCATCGGGAATGTAGGCCAGCGTAATGTGCATCTGCTCGGCAGGTACACCGCCTTCCATCGCCAGTGCCCCGGCCACATACTCAGGCACAACGGCCGCAATCAGCAGACCGTCAAACTCGGCTTCGTCGGGAATCTCAAACAGTTCGGTCGTCGCTTGGGTAGTCATAGGCAGAAAATAAAAATGGCCTCATTCGCAAGCAGGGCTTGGGAATGAGGCCATCACAGATCGCAACAGCGTATACAATTGAACGTGCCCCATCTCGGATACCATTACAGCGTCCCCAATGGGGCTAACTATGATGTCAGCTTATAGAGTTGATTGACGGGCGGGGGTCATGTCGTTCCCCCGCCCTTGTCAGGAGAGCCACCATGTAACACAGGTTGGCTTGCACACCATTGTAATAGCACGGCCGTTCTATGTCAATAACTCCGTGACGCCTTCACGCTGCGCTAACAAGGTCAGCGCTTCGTGTGCCCGGCGCAAACGGCCGTTTGCTTCTTCCATCAATACATCCACCTGCGCGTGAAGCTCCCGCACCCGCCGCCCCTCGTTGCGGATATGGGCCAGAAGCTCGGCGCTGTTCATCGAATCGTAGTCTGTGGTGTCCATGCTATCTCCAGTTGTGGGGTTGGGGGATACAGGCGCAGTTCAACGGTACATCAACGATCATGCTCGACACAAACTGCAATGGAGCTACGGCCGTATCATCGCCGCGTTCTGCCCCATTGTGTGGCTGTTCGGGTTGTGGCCATACGGCCGTCGGGCTGTCCTTGCCCATCATCTCTTCTTGCCCAGCGGCAAGTGCGTTTAGTAAGCTCATCGCAACATCCTCTTTAACGGCCGTACCGGCTTCGATACCGGGCGACCAATTGCCTCTAAGGTACGCTCCACCGCGTACACTGCCTGTAATGCTTGCTCCCGTTGGGCCAACAGAATCTGCTCGAATATCTCCACAGAAACAACGGCCGTGTCGCACGTAGGCTTTAGATCACTCATGCTAATCCTCAAACACCAACCCAACCGCGCAGCGGCAGTTGGGGCCAGAGGGCGGCGTTAACACCCGCTTGCCCTCACCTGTCAGGAACGGTTCCTTCATCCGGCGCATCTGCCCGGTCATCGGCTTGCACCGCTTCTGGCTCAAGCGGTCATCGTGCGTCACCAGCCATTTGCGCCAGATGGTAGACTCCAACACATAGCCGTTGTCAATCGCATCTTCCCAAATCAACTGCTGCCCCATGCTGCTGGCACGAATGGTCTCCGTGCGGGCAATCGTCTCACCCCGATACAGCAGCAGCCGTTTGGCGTACTCCTTCGCCATGTCCTCGGCCAAATCCTTCTGTGTCCCTTTGGCAATCAGGCGGGCGCGGTAGTTCTGCACGGCAATGGCATGGCGCGGCAACAGCCCTACCGCTTCGGCCATGTACTTGGCCGCATCAGCGGGGGGAATCCCGTCCATGAACATCCGGTAGAGCGTGAAGCGCAGGGCTTCGACGGTTTGGGCGTTAACGGCCGTCACCAGTTCGGCGCTGTTGGTAGCCAGCCATGTCACGGCGCGGGGGTTGAGCAGATCGAAGGAGAGAGAGCCAGCCGCTTGCGGAATGAACTGCACCTGGCTGTTACCCGCCGCAGCCATCGCCTCGCGTAGCAGGTCAAATGAGGCGTTGGTTATTTTCTCGTCAAGGATATTCAGGTTCAGGGCATCGGCCACCAGTCGCATGTTCCGTTCCCGCACTGCCCGCGCCAGTTGGGTCAGGCTGGCTTCGCTCCCCAACTCCCCCATGACATTGGCAAACGAGGCGGCAAGTTGCGGCACGATCTCTTCCTGTACCTGCCGCAGCGCCGCCCACTGCTCATTCACCGGCGCGGCAAACTGCAACGGCCGTACCACAGGCACACGGGGAATGGGTCGGCGCGTCACCACAAACATTAGTCTCTCTCCGTCACAGGCAAGCCAGCACGTTGCAGAAAGTACGCTTCGAGGTCGTCGTTCGGGAAGAGCATCGCCCCGGCTCCCGCCAACTGCCCAATCAGTGCGCCCAACTGCCCCAAGTCCACCTGGTCAATGTCGTCATGCACCAGCATGGGCGCTGACTTCACCGACAGGTTGTTGGCCTTGAGCAAGCTGGGGATTGCGTGTTGGTTCATCACCCCCAACGGCCGTCCATCGTCACTCACGCCGCCAATGATGTCCATCCACGCGCCCAACGCCGTTGTAAAAAGCTCGGTCTTGTTGGACGACAGGGCATAGCTCCCTACCCCGTCATGCCCCAATGTCAGGAAGTCCGCCAACATCGCCATGGCGATCCGCTGGTCGTAGTAGCGCAGGGTTTCCAGAATATCGAACTGGCGACTTCCCCCGCTGCTGAGCAGCTTCAGGTCATACAACGGCCGTCCGCTCTCATCGTAGACCATCGGGAAGACAATCCCTTCCTGCTCATCGCGCCGAATGGATGTCACGATGTCCTTGACGGCCGTCAGCACCGCCTGTTCGGCGGGGCCAGCGTTGGCGTCAAGTATCTCCGCTGGCACAAAGGCCACTGGTAGCCCGGCCAAGTCTCGCTCCACGCCAATCCCCATGATGTTCTCGAAGTTCGTCTTGAAGTACCATGGGCGATACGCCGACCGTAACAGGCTGCGTCCTTCCGGGTTGCCCTTGTTGCTCGTTGTGCGGAAGAGTATGCACTTGTTGATCCCGCTGCTGTCGGTCAGGTACAACGGCCGTCTCGGGCCACCATTCGGGTCACTCTGCCACATCCCCTGCACATTGCCGTGTTCGTCAAATATCCACTCGTCGAGCGTGTTCTGTCCCCGTAAGGCGAACTTGCGCCACCCGATACGGCCGTCGGAGTATTTGCTTCGACGGCTGGTGTCCTTCTGGGTCGGGCCATTGCGCGTCTTGTAGACAATCTCCAAGTACGCCCAGCCCCACGGGATCATGGTCAGGATTTCGCTAATGATGGTTGTGAAGTCTCGGCTCATGTCGTGCAAGCACTCGCCTACAAACTCCGCCGCCGCCACGTCCTGGGCATCGTCGGATCCAGCCACCACCCGCCATCCCACCTGCCCAATCAGCAGATTGATTGCCAACAGCACAGCGCCAACCACCGGATCATTCTCGGTCATCTGCGCCACAACCTTGCTCCACCGCGTCCCCTTCAGGTTGCGGTTGAACTCTTCCTCGATTGTCCCCCCGGAGCGTTGCAAGCCGCTCACGCCCATCTCCACCATCGGTACTTTTGCCATCTTAATTACCCCACTTGCTTATTTTGCCCAAACCAGTGGGCGCAATATGCGGAACCTCGGGTTTGGTATCAACCATTAACTCTGTGAATCCCCACACCATGGCGTCCAACCGGTTCGGGGATTCTTCGCCCGGAACCCAGGTGCAAAGCTCGTCTTCCAGCTTCGCCAATGACCCAACCATATGCGCCCGTCCCTGCTCATACAGAGCGCCCACCGGTTCGGCGCGGGTGTATTTGCCCCGTGTTGCCCGTACCAACTTCACCGGCAGCTTGCTGCTATCGGGCATGGTGTGGATGGTATGGCGCACCATCTCGCCCCCTTGGTTGGCCTCGGCCACAATCAGGTTAGCCCGCCATTTGCTGTAAGCGGCTACGGCCGTAGCTGCCCATGTTGCCGGTGAAGCACCTGCCTCTGGTGTCACATCGTCCAGCACATAGCCATTGAGTACCCCGCCCACCTTCGCTACGCCCACGACCACAATGCCCGTTGTGCCGGTCGTCGCTGCCGGGTCAATCGCCACGACAATCTTTTCCAGCGCCGGTACATGCAGGACACGGGTCTCATCCAACATGGCGCGGTTCCACAAGGCTCCCGGCGTGTCGTCGAGGATGTGCGCCAATAGCTCTTGCCGCCCAAGGCGTGTGCCTTCGTACTTGCGGATAATCTGCTCGAAGAAGCTGGCCGCAAGATTGGCGCGGTTCTCGTAGGTGGTTCCGTGTGTCACGACACAGTGCGGATCAGATACCAGACCACGAATGACGGGGGTCGGGCGGGGGGTGGTGGCAATGGCGCATTGGGGGTTCTCACCCAGCCGCAAGCCGAACTGCAACATTGACCACGCATCTTCGTAGCGCCATGCCGCCAGCTCATCTACGGCCGCCCAATGGAACTGAGGGCCGCGCATACTGTCGGGCTTCTCGGCGGAGAAGAGGGTAGCCACTGTGCCATTAGGCCATGTCAGGCGACGCTTGGAGGCTACATAGTCGGGCATGAAGTCGGGCGGAGAACAGGCCAATATGCCGCTCTCCCCTTCAATCAGCACATCGCGCACATCACCGGCCGTCTGCCCCACAATTGCGCCCCGGCTCCCCGGCATCTCCCGCGCCTTGCGGATCACCCACTCGGAAATACTGCGCGTCTTGCCGAATCCGCGCCCGGCCAGCAGCAGCCAGTATGTCCAGTTACCGGGCGGCGCAATCTGTTTCGGCCGTGCCCAGAAATCCCACCAGTAAGGCAGGTGTTCCAACTCCCGTTTGCTCAGGGCACGAAAGAAGTCATCGGCCAAGCCGGATACTTCCAGTCTCAGCGCCTGGCTCATCTCGGTTTCGGTGTCTACGGCCGTATCTACCATAACGGAACAAAGCGGAACAGTAAGAAGGCGTTACGGTTCCGGTATCTCCACACTGTCTAGCACATCTTCCAACTCATACAGCCGTTCCAGTTCTTCAATCAGCCATGTGGCGAATTGGCGGGTGATGACCGCATACCCGGCAGGCGTTGGCAATCCCGCCGCCTGTCGCAGCATGTCTATGGCATCGAACTGTTTACGGCCGTTACTCGGCTTGTTCATCTGGCTCATCGGTTTCCTCTGCTTCTTCTGGTTGGGGCGCGTGGTTAAACGCCGCCCCCAATGCCGCCAATCGGCGGCGCATCGTTTGCTCAAGTTCGCTGTGGTTCACTTCGCTCACTTCGGCCGTCACCGCAACGGCCGTCTGCTCCGTGTCCATGCCCAAAGCCAACCGCGCCAGCTTGTCAGCATCCAGCGACGTGCGACTGACGGCCGCAATCAGTTGGCTGATATTCGTCCAGGTAATGTCGGCGGGGTTCAGGTGGGAAAGCATCCCGTCCAGCAGCATGATCCGGGTTGTGTCGCCTACTTCCAGCAGGTCATTGGCGCGTTTGTAGGTCTTCTCGCGCCACTCTGCCTGGCGCTGCATCATCTCGCGGGCTTCCCGCGCCGCGTCCCATCGCTGGTACAGACCACACAGCACTTCCAGCGCCAACCGATACTCAGGGTGGTGTATCCAGTCCTTGTCTCGGTTGTAGAACGTCGTGCGGCTCACTACGTCCGGCCGTTTGAAGATGTCGTTGCGGCTCATGGCGGGAACGATGGAGGATTCAGCAATTGCCAACGCCGTTGCCCGCCTCCGGCTCCCCCCACTCCCAACCGCCGCCGCACGAGCCAGCCACTCGTTGACGGCCGTTGTGAATTGCCGGTCACTCTCCAGCGGGGTGCTGTCGAGAATGTCACGAACACGGGCGGTTAGTAGTGCCCGTTCGTCGGCAGTCTCTGTGTCTAGCTGAAAGTACAGGCTAGACATGGTGTAATAGGTTAGCGGCGGTGAAGCTTGAATCAAACTCGGTGGTCATACTGATCATACTCTCCCCGTGTGAATATGCGAATAGAACGGATGTACACCCGTTCGGACACCATTTTAGCACATCTCGGAACAATGTGGAACGGTGTGGATAAAGTAGAGTATCATACTCTCACTACACTTTGGAGGTGACTGAACACATGGCAAAGCCAAAAGACAAGTATCGCAATCGGATTCAGGAGGTACGCATACTCAGGGCGGGGGAACTGCTTGACCACGAGGGCAACTGGCGGATTCATCCACAGTTTCAGCTTGAGGCGACGGAAGGCAGTCTGACCGATGTCGGCAAGGTGGATGTGCTCAAAGCGTACTACTCGGAGCGCAACGGCGGGGCGTTGACGCTGCTGGATGGACACGGCCGTAAGAGCATCAACCCGGATGAGGAATGGACAGTCGCCATTCTCGACCTCACCGACGCCGAAGCAGACATGCAGCTTGCCCTGCACGATTCCATTGGCGCATGGGCGCAAACCGATGCCATGAAGCTTAATGCGCTCATTGAGCAAGCGCGAGAGCGGCATAACAGCGAGAAGGCGCAGGAAGCGTTGTCACGTCTGGCGAACAGTATTTCGGCGCAGGTGGAGTTAGCCAGGCGCATGGCCGGTGATGAGGAGGTACGCAAGCCTGCCCGTCTGGTGGAGGATTTCGAGGAAGGGATGAAACGCAAGGTGCGGGTGGTCATCCCGATTGAGGAAGGGCTGGAGCTGGTGGAAGGCGCAATCAGGATGACCGGCATTCGCAATCGCGGTGACGCCATGATTGCCATTTGCCGTTACTTTTTGGACCACGCTGACCCTGATGGTGACTACACAGTGAGGGGCGGCGATGAATAACCCACAGGTTGACAACAATACATTCGAGCAGAAGATCATGCTCCGCAAGACGGCGCTCAATCAACTGGCGGCCTGGGGCGACACGGCCGTCGTCATGGAGACACATGGCGGCATTGGCGATGTCTGGAGCGCCTTGTACCACGATATTGCCGATGGTGTGGTCATGGAGAAGAAAGGCGACCGCGCCATCCATCTGGCGCATCAACGGCCGTCATGGGCAGTCTATGAGTGCGATAGTGTTCACGCGCTCACCTACGGGGCGGGGAAACATCTGGCCGTCAACCTGTTGGATGTTGACCCATACGGCTCCTGCTGGGATACAGTCCGCGCCTTCTTCACCAGCGAACGGCCGTTTGCCCGGCGCATGGTGCTGGTCGTCAATGACGGGATGCGGCAAAAGGTACGGGTTGGTGGCGCCTTCGACACGGAGATACTTCAGCCCGTTGTCCAGAAGTGGGGCAATGACCTGTGGGACATCTATCTGGATGTGTGCCGCTATCTGGTGGGGAGCTTTACGGCCGTGCCTGGCTACCGGGTAACGTTCTTCGACGGCTATTACTGCGGGGTGGAACTGAAGATGACCCACTTTGTGGCGGTGCTGGAACAACCATCTGCGTGACGCCACGAAAATGGTAACAAAAAAGCCGGGGCTATCCCGGCTTTTGCTTTTTGGTGGTACGGCCGTACTCAGGCAAAGAATCCGCCGCGTCCCTGCCCACATGAGGCGCAGGTCTGGCTGATCATCCGACGGCCGTCGAACTCATCCTCATCATCCTCCCAGTTGTGGCCACGCACAACACAGCGCGAATACACCAGCCAGTACCAGAGGATGAAGCGGGTCGCGGCCAGCAGCGCCAGTACACGGCCTGATAACGGCCGTAAGCCAAGCGTATGGCGCTCCTCTGCATCGCAATCCACCATCAGCGGCAAATCGCGCCGCAACTGCCACCACTGGGACATGGTGAAGTCATGCACCATCGCTCCCAACTTCCACAAGCCTACGGCCGTCTCTGGCCGCTGCTGACATTTCTCTTGCCAAGTCTTCATGTCACTCTCCTTGCCCCCCTACCCCTTGCCTGTGGGCGAAACCCCTAACGCCCACAGGCTGAGGAGGAGGAAAACCCGAACCCGGTTGGTTCAGTCGTTGTACGGCCGTTCCGCATTGGAACAATACGGAACGGCCAATTGATAAAGCTAACAGTATACGTAATATTGTGTCAAATGATTGACGCAGGAAAATGGGTGATTCACTCGACTGAGCTAACCGCTTCTGCCACCCACAGCCAGCGCCAACGGCCATGTCAAGGCCACCAGAACCCGCGTCGATAGGCGGAACCAGAACGGCCCATCTACCGCCGTACACAGTCCGCCTATCAGCGCCCCAATCAACAGGTAGTAGGCAATGATAGCCAGCATCACGCCATTGGCTCCGGGATTGCCGCATAGTAGAGTACGGCCGTACCCGCAGGTTGGCCGAACGTGAACTGCCACCCATCCGGCGTGTACCGGGCAATGGTGTAGTAGCTCGGCTTCGCGCCGTCTGTGAAGGCCACATGCACCAGCAGGTAAGCGCCATGATGCTCCTGACCGGGTGGGCTTTCCATATCACACCAGCGAAACGGTCGTGCATACTGGTCATTGGAGAGAAAGAAGCTCCTGCTCTCATCTGCCTCATGCCGCGCCTGGAGCGCCAAATAGTATGTGCCTTTCAGCCCACTGGCGGCTATCTCATCCTCTATTTCTAGCAAGTAACCGGCAATTCGATCCTGAAAATCTTGCATCACTTTACTCACGCTGCTACCTCCTTCTGACTAACTGGTTGGCGTACGGCCGTAATCGTCCACCGCCCATCACCCACCCGAACAACCGGTATACGGATTGCCCCATTTTTGAGGAATATCCACGCCGCCTTGACAGTCTCATCATCGCCATACACCACATGCACCCGCTTGCGCCACGAACGGCCGTTCACGCTGACCACCTGTCCCCGATAGGACACATGCTTGCCTTCAATGCGTTCGCCATTCATCGTACCCCCCGGTAGTAGTTGATGACTGCCCGAGAGCCGCCCATGGGGCTGGTATAGCCGGGCATGTCGTCATAGCTAACACGGCCGTTAGCGTGTTTGCACACATCGCACAGCGTTTCCTCGTTGGGCTGGAGAATGATCGTGCATCGCCCACAGCGCGGCATACTGGCATAGTCCACCGGGATAATCTCCGGCACTTCTTCCGGCGCGGCGGCTTCTTCCGGGTCTATCCCCGCTTCGGCGAACCCATGCAACAGGCGCGGCCGTAGTGCGTGAAGGCTGAACCCGTAGTAGTTCTCTTCCAGAAAGCGGGTGATACTCAGCCCCCGCCCCACTTCCAGATAACGGGCAACCATCTCGGCCGGCAGCGGGGCAGTAGAACACATGCGCTTATGCAAGCCACTGATACGGCCGAACTCCATCCCGCAACGGCTACAAAGTATCGGCCATCATTGCACCTCCCGCGCTGCTGTTGGCCCACTCTGCCCCTGATAACGGCCGTTGCCATCGCCATACGGCCGTACGGGAGCCTCGGACATTTGCGCGAATACCAACTGCATCAGCGGCTTACCGGCCGTCAGCACCACCGGCCAGGGCGCTACGTTAATCAGTTCCCATGTCCACTGCCCCTGAAAGCCCGGATCGCCCCACCCCGCATGAAGATGCTCCAGCCCCACCCGCCCTGTGGATGATTTGGACATAAGAATGGCGCTCATATTGGGCGGTACGGCCGTAAACTCCAGACTGCTGCACAACACAAACTCACCCGGCCAAAGCGTGAAGGTGTCAAACACCTGCTCCGGTTCCCAAAAGGCGTCCGGGTTGGCCTTTGGGTCGCGGTTGTACTTGGGCAACAGTGCCCACGCCACCCGCCGCGCCAATGGGTTACGCCACCGCCACCGAGGGCGGCGCAGCTTGTACCCCAGGCACAGGTCATAGCTGGCAGGGTTCACCTGCCTGTCACTGAATGGGTGAATGGAACTACGCAGTTCTCGTATTTGCTTATCACTCAGAATCATTTGTTCCTCCGAAGACAATACGCGCTATCTCGTCGGCGCTCTTCTCTCCATGCAAGCTCCACACCACACGGCGCGGAGTTTGCTTAATTGGGCTATTCAACCGGTAGTAGTTTCCATCAATAATCTCGACCTCTTCGATGGTCTCCCACTCCACCACCTCCACCGACATGGCATTCGGGTCTCCCAAATCGTAATCCAGGCAAAACCGCTCTGCCTGTTCAATCGTCACCGGGAGAGAGCTATACACAGAGAAGGTGATCGGTAGCTCCTTCATCTTGTACAAGGCGCGGCAGGTGAAGTAAATAGAGTGAATCAGCCCAAAAGTGCGTGATGATGTGTCAATCACCTTCACACTCGGGTTTGCTCCCTCAGTCGTATGGCTTACCCGCTCCGTGCGCACGACCTCAGTCCAGATTCCGTCTATCCACTCCTCTGGATGTAGTATTCTTTTGCTCATCATACCGCCGTCTCCATGTGGGCACTCGCCCATGCTGGATGCCGATACAACCAATCATGGTTGTCCGACATCACATCAAATACCTCATGCACATAAGGCGGAGTTAGCCCGCCTTCTTCCCGGCGCTTCTCCAAGTACCAGGGGATGAATGATTGCGGCCCCTCGCGGAACTTCTCCGCGTACTCCGCATAGAACTGCTGCACCCATAGCAGGGGTTGGTTGTGCAACACGGCCGTCAGCGCAATGTCGGCGTCTGTCACCAGCAAACGGGCTGTCTTCCAAGGCGGCTCTTTCTTCATCATGTCCACCCATCCCATTCGTGATTGAAAGCGTCAATTGCCGTAATGCTTTTGCGCGGCCCAAACCCCGCAATCGGCCAGCGCATCACCACGTAGTTGATGTCACTCACCATCACCAGCAGCGACACGCCGCCCAACTTGTGGTTTTCATCCAGCGCCTCAACCTGATGCGGTTCAAGGCGACTGTAGACCAGCCGATCCGTACACGTCTTCACCTCGGCCAAGACGCGGCGACCACCCGGCATAATGCCGCGAAAGTCCCCGCTCACCTTTTGCTTGTAGGTGTACTGCACCCATACCCCCTGTCGCGCCGTGATGGTGATAGGCGTCGCAATCTGCTCCACCATCTGCACCCCTTTGGTACGCAGGGCAATCATGGCAATGTCCTCACCCGTTCGGCCAATGGCCTGGCTCTTTCTTCCCATGCTCTACACTCCTTCCCGGAACAGCCCGGAACAGCATACGGCCGTAGCGAATTTACGGCCGTAACAGTGACCACAACCACAACAAAAAGCTGGCAATCCCCGCCAGTAACATGGCGAACAGCCAAACCAGCAAGGCAAAGTCCGACACATAGCGACCGGCCTCGTTCGGCGGTTCGCTGCCCGTGTCCCATAACTCGGCATGGTTCAGGTTATCCAGCCGGGGGTACACGTACAGATGCCCCATGTTTGGCTCACTCGGGTCTACAACCATCGTCTCGATGAAGCGTTCCCCGTCCATGCGGAGCTGGACAAGCCCAATGTCTACAGTTGGAACCATGATGTCGGTTCCCGGCATCAGGAAGCGGCGGATCAATGGCCCGTCGCCGCTGTCGGTGGCAATATCATCGCTCATTGGTCGGCCTCCCGCTCAGCAACGGCCGTCAAATGCCCGGCGCGGATTGTCTTCTTGTTGGTCCACAAGTTGAACAGGAACCCATCGGCATAATCCAGCCGCCACCCATGCCGCCGCAACTGCCAGATGAGGTCAGTCACGTTGCCTACGGTCATCGTTGCCCAATCCCACTCTTGGTTTTGGGCATGGCGCGTGTATGATTCCGTGCCAATCACCATATCCTCGAACTGAAGATATAGTTGCTTGTCGTCAACTGTGGCGTTGACGGCCGTTGGCTTCTCCCCTGCCGATAGCATCAGGATCGTATCGTTCATCCCGGCGCCGATCTCGACGGCCGTCAGGTCGCCCGTGAAACGGCCGTGTGCGTCATTGACGCGCAGTCCTACATACCACATGGATAATCTCCGGGGTGTCCGATGTGCTCAAATCGAATCGCCCATACCAGCGGGTTACTGTCCCAATCAAACCCGCGCTGCTTGTTGATACTGTCCCATAGGTTGGCGAACGCAGTACGGTAAATCCCGTCATACATCGTCACCGTTCGTTCGGGCAAAGCGACCCCCTCAGCCTGTGCATCTTCTTCCGTAATCTCCTGCAACCACTCGGCGCGCACTGCCTTCGCCTGAATCAAGGCGCGGCTCAGCGAACCGTACATGAAGCGGGCAGGCGTTGGGGCATACGGCCGTTTCCGCTCACAAAACAGGTTCCACTCCGGCGCGGCAAGTACCACATCAAACGCCTTGTTGTCGGCCAAGTAACGGCCGGTAACACGACTGCGCCAGGCGTACTCAATCTGGTAGCCTTCCAGCATCAGCAGGCGTTGGTCAGGGGTATAAGGCGCTTTGGCTCCCCACTCGCCGTACACATCATACGCGCCGAATATCTCGTCACCGGGGTAAATCTCGCCGTCCTTGTCCACCTTCTCCGGGTGGTACAAGCCGGTGACAATCTCACCCACACCGAACGGTGGCTGATTGCGGACAATGCGACGGGTGGCCGTCTTGGATGTGTCCAGGACGCGGGGAACTAAGGGGGCTGAGAAGGCGATACGGCCGTAGGGTTTGGTTGGCTTGCTCATTCCTCGATCTCCACCAGAAAGACCAATCGTCCTAACCAGTCGGCGGCTTGCTCCAGCCGCGCACGGCGGAAACCCTCGCTTTCATCCCACATCTGTGCGCCCATGTAATTAAACGCGCCCTGATTCAAGCGATACCGTATCCCGTTCACATTGGCGGTGACAATGATTTCGATACAGCCATTGTCGGGCAACACCTTGGCCTCAACCGTGCAGTTCTTCAACCGCTCAGTGTAGTAGCGCTGGATGCGCACGGCCGTTTCTTCCATGTAATCGTATCGGCGTGCCAAGTCTCGAATGGTCATGTTCATTGCTCACCTCTCAGCTTCTTGAGCGCCACCCGCATTCCCTCTTGCAAGTTGCCGCTCCCCATTGATGCCATGACCTCCAGAAGGTTCAGGAACATGTCATGATCCCGATAAGCCTCCAGTTCCATTCCCATCCCGGCTGTCCAATGCGGATCGGCCTCAATGTCATACCGCCCCTGCTCCTCATCCCACTTGCCCAACATAAGGGGATCCGCTATTTCGCCCAAGATGTTAATGGGCGTACTCCGAACAAATACAGGGCGAAGCAGGTCTCTCAACGCCGCCTCGCAAGCATCCTCGACAAGAGTGACGATTCTTTCCTCCTCAACAAGCGCCGCACCCATCTTGTCCACTAACCACTCTTCTGTTATCAGGCCAGGTATAGACGCCTTGTCCCGCCAGCACTCGGCTAACTTGTTTCCCAGTTTGTCAGTCAGTCCCACCCCAAACCATGCGTTCTTAGCGGTCACACTGACCGCAACGAAAACGTCAATTTCGCCGGTAGGTAGGTAGTAGTTGCATACCTCCTTGTCCGGGTCTCCTCCCCACCCGGTATACCCAAAGCGGCGAATCAGGTAAATCAGCGCCGGGCCTGCTGGCACAAATGGCAAGGAGCCATTTATGCCAAAAACCTTGATGACAATATCGTTTATGCTTATCACACTGCCTCTCCCAAGGTCTCCCCCATATCGGCAGACCGCTCGACCAACGCGGCAAAAACGCCTTGGCCGTATTCCAATTCACACTGAGCGCAGGAACAGGGCAATGCGCTTCTGTCGGTCTCGAACATCATGTCGTCGTAGCCCATCTGCCACGCATCCATGCCATCCTCGTACAAATCCTCGTTGTGTTGCATATCTCACCTATGGTCTTTGCCGGGACGGGGGCTGCCCGTTGCGGCGCATACTCGCCCGGCCTTTGCGGTTTCCCGCCTATGTGAATCGCGGCACTCCGCCGCAATCCAAAATCGCGCCAATAATTGCATTGCCCACATGAGCCTTGCCAAAATCACAACCACGCCACGGCTCTGTGTCGCGGATGTGGGCTGAAAGAATATCTTGCAAGACCGCAGCATCTTCCGCCCTTGCCTCGCGTCGCGCATTACACCGAAAGCATTGTCCGTTCTCATCCAGCGTATACCCACGCATCCCGCAAGATGGGCACTGTGAAATTGCTCCTAGCATTAGTACATCCTCTGATACACCGGCCCGAACCGGCCAAACACCCGGCTGAACCGATGAACATTCGCCCCCAGATAAACCACCACACTGCCCTTCGTTGCCCCACGCACTGGCTCCAGCGTATCAGGCGACAGGTAGTTCACCCGCTTCCGCATCAGGCAGATCGGGTATGAGGCTATCCAGTGAAACCAACTCTCTGACGGGCTGGCAAAGGTGATCGCCATTGCCTGCGCCATGTCGCCGCGCTGGTAGCTCATGTCCAGCTTCTGCAACCATTCGCCAATGCCGGGCAGGTCTACGGCCGTATGCCACCCCCGCTCCACACAAATCTTCTTCTTGCACCCCGGCTTGCATCCCTGCTCAGTACGGCCGAACGGCGCATTCAACCAGATACGGCCGTTCACCTTCGCCCACGATTCATCCAGCCCCCCGCCGCCCTGGGTCATGAAGGGCAAGCCGTCAAACTCACCACACGGAACCAACTCCGGGCGCGTGAAGTACCGCGCCGCCTTGACAATGCTGTTGGCCTTCTCGCTGCTGGCCGGGTCAAGGTCAATGCCGCCCATGACCTCATGCACTGCTTCCATGATCTCATGCGGCGTGTACCACTCGGTCGAACCGCTGGTCTGGTTGATCAGTTGGTGGTTATTCATAGTTCACCTCGATTGGGGGCAATCCGTGTTCCAGATGCACCCGGTCAATGGCGACAATCGCAAACTTCAAGCCGCGTCCGGGGCGCGGGTAGGTGGCAGGTGTACGGCCGTACTGTGGATGCACGGCCGTTACCCACCCTAAGCTATCCCATTCCAGTTCCCAACCAGCAGCCGCCAGCGCAGCGGCCTGGGCGCGGAATTGTGGGGTTTGCAAGGCGTCTTTCATGCTCATTGCAGCACCCACTTCTCACCCGGAATGCGGATGGTGCGCGGCTGGCCGGGAATGAAGTCAATACGGCCGTTGCGCTTGAGGCTATCCAGCATGCGGGTCAGGCTGGATGTGCTGTTGATGTCCATAGCGGCGCACAATTCCCGCACGGTAGGCGAGATGCCCCCGGCGCACTCCTTGTAGGCCACAATGTGCTGATACAGTTCATTCAGCTTTTCCGGCTTCTCATACTCTCTTCGCTTCACTCAACACCTCCTAGCTGCCATGTCAGCAGCGCATACGCCCACGGCGGCGCTTCCTCGTGGGTCTCGGCGTCAACCAGAAAGTCCACCGTCAGGAACCAGCTATACACAAACCCGCTGGGCGTGTACACACGGCCGTATCGCGGCACCACGGCCGTGCCACTGTCGCGGCACTCCCACACGCCTGCCCAATCCACCACCAATACCTGGCCGTACATGCCGGGCGGACAAGCCGCGTAACGGCCGTAGCCCTCATCTACCGGCGTCCCGTCGCCCAGATAGTCGGCGGTTCCAGCCAGACAATTGATCGGCGACACATCGCACAGCGCCGGGTTGTACCAACTGGCGCGAATGGGCAGATCGTCCGGGGCAATCACGCACTCGACGCCCGAACTGCTGTAGACACAGTGGCCCACAGGGGTAGCTTCGGCGTAGCACCACTGCCCCACCACCCCGATGATGAACAGGCAAACATGAATCATGCGAACAGGCTCCTCTGGGCGATACGGCCGTTGGCCGCTACCGTGCGCGGGGAAAGCCACAACGATTCCGTTGCCATCCGCTTGCCGCCATTCACCCGCGCTTCCCGGTCTACCCGCTGCCACCCATGCGCCTCGTACAATGCTTCGTACAGGTCGCTTGGGTAGCCAGAGAGCAGCACATACCCTTCCAGCCCGCGCAGCACTTCCGCCAGCTTGATGTGCGCCAATACGTCCGCATCCCCTTCCCGCTTGGCAAACTCGACAGGGTAAGCGGAGCGGGTGTTTGCCTTGCGGGTGGAGTACAGATACGGCGGGTCAACGTAATGCACGGCCGTATCGGCGTCATAGCGGGGCAAAAACTCCAGCGCGTCCATGTTCTCAATGGCGACACCGCGCAAGCGTTCGGTGATCTCAGGCAGATGGTCTACTCGGGCAAAGAGTTTGGCGGCAGATGTCATGGGCGCGGAGTTGTTACGGCCGGTGCTGATGAACGTCTGGCGACGGAAGGCAGGGAGTGTGTCGAACGGCCGTATCGCCGCCCAACAGCGGAAGTAAAAGCGACGGGCGGCTTCGATTGGGTCATCGGTAGGCTGGGTGCATAAGGCGAACTCATCCGCCGCCCAGGGGGTCAGGCGAATGCGCTCGGCCAGTTCGGCGCCGTTATCCCGCTGCACCCGGAACAGGTTGACCACATCGCCGCTGGCGTCGTTGATCGTCTCCATGCGAAAGCGAGACGGATTGGAGAGCAAGACGGCCGCACTGCCCATGAATGCCTCTGTGTAGGAGTGCACCCCCTCACGCGGAATGTGGGACAGAATCCACGATGCCAGTGACCACTTGCCGCCCACATAGTCAATGTACTTGGTCATGACGCCTGCTGCCCCTCATGCCAGCACAGCAGGTAGGAGCCTTTGGGCATGGTAGACGACGGCCGTACCTGGACGCCCTGAACCGTCACCGCATCCTGAATCTCTGTCGCTGGCGCCAACACAAACAGCAGCTTCTTCTGCTGACGGCCGTTGTAGTGGCTCATTGCCACACGCATCTTGGCCTCAATCGGTTCGCTTGACGGATCACTCCACATCATTCCTGTTGCCATGTCACATCTCCGCCGTCGAACGCCACATGGTCAATGACCATGTTTGCCAATTGCAACGGCCGTAGCAGCACCTCAACGGCCGTATGGGGCGGGAACTCCTCCATAACGCCGCTGGTAGCTTGTGGTTGACGAAAGATGACCGGCACTTTCCGGTCGAATAGTTGCAGGGTTGTCACCCCGATACGGCCGTCGGTCAGCCGAACAATCGAGTTGGGCTGGGCCTGGCCTATCGTGGTGTACTCGGTAATCAGTTGCATAGTTGCCTCCTCGGAACACTGTGGAACAGTGTACTGGTAAAAAGAAACGGCTACTCGTACCGCGAACGAATGGCGGCAATATGATCCTCGATTGTGGGGATGCGCTCCATCATACTGCCTGTGCGAGTATGCCGCTGGTGGAAAGTCAATCGCAGATAACGGGGCGCGGCTGGCTCGACCGTCATGCGCAACATCCGGTCATGCGACAGCACGACCAAGGCTGTCAGGTGGTCGCTATCAAAGGTGGACAGCGACCCGCGCAGGGTAATATCAATAAAGAACGGGTGATGCCAGTCCACACGCTTCAGAGCGCCAGAATCCAAATGATAGATGCCCGCCCACACGTCACCCAGCAGGTCTGCTACGGCCGTGCCTAATGGCGACATCCCGACTGAAAACTCTTTCTTGATCCACTCGGAGCCTGAGTATTTCATGATTCCCCCTGCCCTACTCGCTCATACGAATACACCACGCGCTTTGCCTGCTTACTCTTGTCTGGAAATGAACGGCGACTGGCTCAGAGCCAAACCCGGCCACCGTCTCGGCCCCACATCCGGGTCACTGCCATAAGTCTGCATCCCAAATCTTGTATGGTTCGGGCGGATTGCTGAACATCTCTACCACACAAACGCCACTCGTCTCGATCTTCAACTCGACCTGGCACTTCACACAAATCATCTTTGGCACAATCGCCTCCTACAAACAAAACGGCGGGGATTGTTGCCGTCTAAGCAACAGTCCCCGCCGTACACTCAACCAACGCCAGCAAAAGCTACTTCACGCGACACGGCCGTAAGCTCACCCTTCACGAACCGATCCATTACCATCTGCCCCGGTCGCCACGGGTAGCCATCGGCATCCCGCGCCAACTCCAGGCACTCGTCGCAGCCAAGCCGAACGGCTACCACCCCGTTGACGCCTGGCTCAAACCCTTTCCCGCACTGCGGACAAACCACCATACGCTTCATCTCACACTCCTTGTTGCGTAACGGAACATCATGGAACGGCCGTAACGCAAAAATAACACGAATGCGGAAAGAGAACAAACGTTTGGTCTTGTGAATTTTTAGCTTAGTTGGGTTCATCATGCCGCATTCCTTTGATAAAATCGGTGGAACCACCACCAGAACAATAGTTTACCACATGCGTAATACCATTGCAAACTATTGCCTCGATTAAATCAGGCAGGTTACGCAGGTCTTTTGGCCTTCTTACTCATGTAAACCCGCCGTACTTTTTTTTTGAACTTGTCTCGCTGCTGTTTGGTGTAGCCTACGTGGTATGCACCGCACGTCGGGCACATATACACATTCGGCCGTACTCCGCCATTCCGATCTGCCAATGAAGCGGCATGGAAATCGGCGCTGCCCATTGTCGCGTGTCTCACCTTCCCTTTGCACTCACTCATCGTTCTTCTCCAATGGGTCACGGCCGACAGCGGCCACAACCTCCTGCCAGAACTGAACCAAATTATCTCGCCCCGATACGGCCGTCCGCTTTGCCAGCAGGTCCGCCCGTTCCGGCGCATACCATTCCACCCACCCGCACAGCACCGACCGAATCATCCAGCGGTCAACGGCCGTCTCCCGCCCCGCATGGAACCGGGCAATGCCCCGCACCAGGCCGGGGAAGCGGTCGGCGTGTTCTTGCCAGTTGGCAAAGATACGGCCGTCTGCCGCGTCATACACCACAGCGGAAAGCTCCGGGCGCTGTTGTAGCAGTGGGGTAATCTCATCCCGCTTGTGCAAGAACTGGTAACGGTAAGCGCAGCGGCGGCGTTCTTCGTTCCGCAGCTTGTCCACATGCCACATGGGGATGCCAACCGCCCGCGCCAGAACAAGGAACGCATCCCCGTCTACGCTCCAATCCAGCGGCGTGTACCCGCCCTTACCGGAGAAGACACGGAAGGCCATCGCGTCAGAGCGCAGCACCCGCCAATTGTTCCAGCGCACGGCCGGTAAGCGTCCCCGGTAGATGTTCATGGTCACGGTACGGCCGTCCACCCCATGCCAGCGGGCCACCTGCCCCACCGACCACCACGCATCATCCCACTGCGCCATGCGCACGGAGATCATGCGGCGCAGAGATTCGTTCTGGATGCTCTGGAGATTTAGCACGAACACAAAGTTCTCCGGTCGCAGAATCCAGCGGTAAAAGATGGGCACATCCACCATGTGAATCCCGGCCACCGTCTCCCGTGCCGGCAGTCCGTATTCGTGGATCAGGCGCTTCACCTTCTTGCCACACCAGCCCATCATGTCGCCCACTGCCCGCGCCGATAGTTCCCGATGCGGCGCCACTTTGGTGGGAGCAGGTACGCCAAAGCGCATACGGCGAATCTTCACCGCATCTTTCGAGCGCCCCAACCGCTGCCCCAACTCATCATTGGACAGGTGGGCGTTTTGCCGGAGATAGGACATCTCGGCGGGCGTCCAGGGCGTGTTGCGCCCCGTCTGCTGGTAGGCAGTCTGATGCCGCTCCACCAGCGCCTTGCTTCCTCGCGCTGCCACCAGTGCCGGGGCTATGCCAGACTCCAACTGGCCGATGGTAATGGCCTCTTCCAAGAACGAATCATCCAACACGCTCCACGCACTCATCCCGGAACCTCCATCATGAAGTGCAACTTGCGCAGCATTTGCGGCAATGGGCATTGGCGGCAAGTGACGGCCGAACGACGGCCGTCCTGATCCTGAATACACCGCTTGCATGTCTGGCCAACAGACTCCATGAACACATGCCAACCCGGCTCCGCCACCCCCACCGGCGCTACCTGACAAGCCGAGCACGTCCGGTTCGCGGCGAAACGAATCGAGCTATCCCATCCCAAGGGAACATCATGCGCCGGGGGAGCGCCCAACCCAAAGGCCAGCGCCACAGCCGGTACGGCCGTCTCGCCATCATCAATCTGCTGGTCAAGCACCCGGTCTATGGCCGCTTCCACTGTCTGCACAATCGTCTTGATGGTCGCGCCTTTCTCGGCAAACTTGGTGGCAAACTTGATCTGCAACTCCGCAGTAGGTAGACGGTTCAACGCTTGCGGAACCGAATGGGTGAGAGGCAAGCGGCGCATCGCGGCAAGCTGCTGCACTTCCTCGGGCAGTTCCAGCCAGGCCAGCGCCCCATTGACATATTGATTGTGCTTGCCGGTCAGGGCACACAGCTTTACCCTGCTCATCGGCTTCCCGTCATGCTCCATCTGAAGCATCGCGGCAAAGGCGCGGGCTTCTTCGATGACCGTCAGGTTTTGCCGTTTGTCGTTCTCCTCGTACTGCACAAGGAACGTTTCCAGCGGCGTCCGCTCTATCTCGCCGCCATTGCGTACCACCGCCTGTACCGTAGGCAACCCGGCCAACTGGCAAGCCCGCCAGCGCCGCTCACCGTGTACCAACTGGTAACGGCCGTCATCGGTCGGCACAACTTCCACCGGCTGGAGCTGGCCGTACTGCTTAATGGAATCGGCTAACGCTTGCAGGGCATCGCCGTCAAAGTGTTGGCGCGGCTGATTGGGATCGGGGTCAATCAGGGCCACATGGATTTGTTTCAATAAGTCGTTCACAGTAGTTCCTCCAATAGTTCGCTGGCCCACTCCACATTGGCATGGGCCGCAAGGTGACGTTGATAATTACTGCCGGTCACGGCAATCTCCTTGCCGCACTCAGGGCAGGAAGCAATCCGGCTAATGCGTTGATACGGCCGTCCGGTGCGCTCATTGCACAGGGCAGAGGTACGCAGGGCATCCTCCCGCCGCTGCTGCACCAGGCGTTCCAAATCCACTCGGGCAACAGCCTTGTAGCCAAATAGCTCATGGATGGTCACGCCGTAAGCCGCCACCGTACTCCACACAGCATTGGCGGAGACACCCAAGGCGCGGGCTACTTCTCCACTTGTTGCATAATCTGCAATAGTTGAGCTAGGCATAAGCAACCTCCGCTTTGTAGACGGGCGCAGGTTCGCCGAACAATCCCAACTGCTTGCCAGCGGCCGGGCCGTCAAAGCTGTAACGCGGCGCTTGCTTGATTGCTTCGGTTAGCTGCTCGACAACGGCCGTATCGCCGTTCTTGTGCGCTTCCCGGACTGGCTCGTATACCGGCTTCCAGTTGTCGGGCACACGGGCGGCAAAGTCGGCGTCGTTCATCATCAGGATGCAATCAACCCAGGCTCCATTTAGCCCGTACAGCATCAGGTTCACCTGCGCCATACGCACACAGGTAAAATCAATGTCTTGCCCAAAGAACTGGATAAGGCCGGAGTGAATCGCCCATGAGGGATAGCAAGCGGCCGTCGCCAAAAGCATCGCGCCGCTGCCCACTGCCGGGTCGTAGACGGCAATTGGATCAATCGCGCCTGATTCCATCAGGGGAGCCAGCAGGGTCATCATGGCAATGTACTGCGCTTGCGGGTCGGTCTGGCCTAGCGCCCTACCCAACCGCGCATAGAGCATCATCTGATCCAATGGCTCCATGCGGCGGGCTACCCGGTAGATGCGCTCCAGGGCGTCAGCACGGCCGTCTAGCACCGTCATCTCGGCCATCATGCGGCAAATGTGCATGGGCGTGAAGAACTGCCCGGCGCGGCTGTTGGCGTAGGCGAAGTCCATGTAGACTGCGCCCAACACATCCTCGTAGCCGGTAGACGCCGCTTCCATCAGGATTGCCGCCGCCCGAAAGAACACTTGCAGGGTGTCGCTGCTGTTACGGCCGTTCCACCCATAAGTCGTGTCCAGCCGCGTCAGGTTCGCCACATCCTCGGGGTCAGGGGTGAACTCCTGCCCCACCAACTCACACGCCGTCTTCCGCTCGGTCTCCTTGAGCAAGAAGTAGGTGAAGGACAGCCAGTCCTCAAAGAGCGTATGCGGCTGTTGGGCATAGCACAGTGGTTCCAGCAGCCGGATGATCCGCTCGGCGTAGAATCGGGCTGGCTGCTTGCCATTGATGGTTACAATTTCGTCCATAAGTACCTCCTTGGTTGGCTTGCGGAACGACCCGGAACGGCCGTTCCGCAACAAAAAATCAGACCTCGATTACATTGAACTTCACATGGGGCGCAGTCATCACCCGGCTATGGGGGCAAAGATGCGTTTGCAACCCGCCCTCCGTGAGAACATTTAAGTACACCGCGCCGGTTGCACCACACCCAATACAGGTGTACCCGTCCATGTCCATTAACCGCTCTGGCTCCACACGTAAGGCGGAACGGCCGTGCCACAGGAATATCTCGCCCTGGGGAATGACGGCAAAGGGAGCCTCTATCACCACATCCCGCTGGACTATTTTCGGCACTAGCTGCTCACAGCGGGTAATGGCGGCGTAGACGGCTTCGGGCGCGGTGTTGTAGTGGTACTCCAGGCCGCGCAGAATGCTGAACGCAGTGGCCTTCTGGTTGTTGTGCCGCATGGTCACATCTTCGACGAGCGCCATGTACCAACGGCCGTTGCCCTCGGGGTGGTTGCAGAATGCACCCGGCTTCTTCTTGTTGTAGACGGGGCCATTGTCGGCCGTTGCCAGCATCCCGAAGGTGAACAGAGTTGGTAAGTTACCGTCAGTGGTCAGGCGCGTCGGGCTGTTGGGTGTTGGTGTGGGTTTCAGGTAGATCATGATACACCGCCAAAGAGAGATGGTTGAGGCGCAGCCTCGACCGGCTTGGGGCAGGTGCAGCCCCACTTCATCGTGCGTACCTGCTCATTGGGCACGGTGCGAATGGTCAGGCCAGCAACCGCACACTCCACAATCTCGCGCTTGGCATCCCGGTCAATGACGGCCGTGATGAACTGCATCCCGTCGCAGGTTGGGCATGTGGCGACTATTGCTGTTTTGTCCAAGTGGGTAGGCTTACTCATTGTCCCGCTCCCGTCGCACAGAACGACGACCGCACAGCGTACCATTGGTACTGCTGGGCATATCCCTGATACTCCGAATGAGGCACTTCAATCTCGGTCGCAGATGTCAGGTACGGCATGATGCCTTCCCGATACAGTTTGCCCGCCATGAGATGTACCTTCCCCAACTTCTTATCACCCATGATCCACAAGGCGTCTTCCAGACTGTTCCACACCCGCCGCCCCCATGCTGGCAGGTCTCGCTTCTTTAGCTCCTGCTCATAGGGCGCCACTGTGTCAATGCTGGTCAGCAGGCCATGTTTGGCCGACAGGACAAAGATTTGGCGGTCTGGCAGCTTGAGGCAGTGCCGCGCATAGCGCAACTGAGCGGTAAACAATGGGCCGGTGTATAGTTCCAGCGCCGGGATACGCTCGTACAAGTCCGGTGGGCTTTTCTTGCTCTTGCTACAGGCAATGAGCGCAATGTCTACTTGGTTCATAGTCCCAACTCCAACTGCGCCGCTTGATAACGGCCGCGTAATGCGGCAACCTGTGCCGCGTCTGATAAATTAACCGGCAACGGTTCCGGTGGAGGCCAGACCCACAACCCTTCATACGCCGCCAGAATGGAGCGCAGGTTTGCGGCCATCATCTCGGTCAGGGTGAAGAACGTGTGCGAACGGCGGCGGCGCTTGCCGTCCTTCTCTCTCGGAGCCTCGAAGCTGTGCATGGTAATCAGGCCGTCTTCGACGTAGGCGAACCGCTCAGAGACGGCATCACTCAGCCACCATGTACCATCTGTCCACACCCGATCCAGCAGCCCCAACCGCCCCAGCCCGTTGACCACTGCGAAGTTGGCCTGACCCAACAGCCAGAACTGCACGTCCGGGAATAGCTCACAAAGTACGGCCGTAAAAATATGCCGCGCCATCCGATTGCACTTGCACCCGACCATGCCGCCCAACATCACCTTGCCGTACCGCTCCACCATCATGCGGAAATCCTTGTCCGCCGCCATGACCAGCGCATTGGCAATCGCTTGCCGTACCATCCGCTCCCGTGCCTCCTCGCCCACAAACCGCTGTGTGCCGTTGAGTGGAATCATGTCGGCGAAGCGCATGGACGCCCAACCGGGCAACTGAGCAAACGACAGGTGCGCGTTGTCGTCCCATGTCCAGCGAATGGAGAAGACGGGCCAAAGACGGCCGTCATCGGGGAAGATGTGGCTCATGGCGTCGAGGGCTTTCAGGGTAGCTTGTCGGTCTGTTGGGTAGTCCCATGCCGCATACCCATCCGGGTCAATGGCCTCAATCGCGGCGGGGTACACATCGAACTCCATCGCCCATTGCGGCGCGGTGCGGGTCATCTCGCGGCGATAGCCACAGGAATCGAGGAACAGGGGGAGAGAACGGGTGGCGCGGGAGAAGGTGGATGCACGGCCGTTGCGCCATTGGATAGCGCCGGTGTGGGCATAGCCGCCGTTGTCGGTTGGCGCGTAGGGGGTGGTGATGTAGGTGAAGTCGGCGAACCACACCCCCCGCCGCCAGGCACGACGCGCCGCCATGTCGCCAATGCGTTCGGAGCCATCGGCCAGCGATTCCAAACGGCCGTCGCGCTGGCGCAGGGCATCGGCGGTGTCCAGGCCACGGCCGTGGGTGTTGGTCGCGTCTGTGTCCGCCGCCATCTGTGCATGGCTCACGCGGTCCAACCCGGCCACCCCCACCGACCCAATCTGGTGGGCGGTGCGGATGTTATTACGGGTAGACAGGCCGCTAATACCGAATGCACTCATGCCGCCTCCAACAGAAAGACACGAACGGGATGATTCTGCCGAAACATATCCTCGATCTGCTCGTACTCAATCCAACTAAAATCCTCACCCGCATACTCGGTTGCCAGCAGGTTCGCCCACCACGCATCCACCCGCGCCTTGTGCGCTTCGGTGGTGATGTAGTGCAACTCCGCCCCGTCCAGATTGCGGTTGAGCGTGATGAGATTCGCGTCACCCGGATCAACGGCCGCAAAGAAAATCCCGCTCACCCACTCACCCGTCCACGCCAGACCGTACAACGGCCGTGTCGTGTTGAAGATGAGCCAGTCGGCGGGGATAGGCTCACCGGCATGGGTCAAGCTATCATGGGGCACGACTGACGGCCGTTGCCCGACTACCTCGATAATCCGGTGATTGCTCATTGGTCGAACAGCCCCTTTTGCCCATTGGCGCGAAGCTGCGCGTCAATCGGAATCTCTTGCGTGTGGGTGCAGTCCGGCCAATTGGGGCAGCCCAGGAACTGCGCCCCGGTGCGTTGGGTAGTCCGCACAATGAGCAAGGTATCATGCCCACAGTTGGGGCAACTGATCCCTAGCTCTTTCCCGTTTGCCAATTGTTTCATGGGGTCTCCTTGACAGGCACGGCCGTTACTCGGGAACGGCCGTGCAATATGCAGATTATGCAATTTCGTAATTCAGGACTGTGGGCAGTGGCAGGCGGCAAGCCTCGAACGCGGCAATCTCTTGGCTCATGTCTTCCGTGTCAATGAACTCGCCGTAGATGTAGACCGTGTAGGTGATGCCGTCTACCTCGCCCGTACAGGCATACCGATTGGTACGGGTACGAGCTACCAGATCAACCAGCAAGGAGCCAACCCGCTCGTCATAGAACAGGGCATAGCGGTTGTCGTCTTGCAAGCGGTAGGGCGATTCTCCCAGCTCCCGCTCGATGTAGGCGATTGCTTCCTCGCAAGCGGCGAAGTGGATGTAGTCCCCCACCCCGCCCACGATCTGGAGACCATGAAACGGCCGTGTGGTCAACTCGTCACACTCAGAACATTTGGCGGCAAAGGTGCGACCGCCGCAGAACTGGCAGCGCATGGGGTTCAGGGCCAGGCCGCGCATGGCGGTTTGGTAGTGGTAGTTCCGTAGGTTGCTATGGGCTGTGTCCAGAGAAGCCGGATCAGCGGCCATCAGCCGCCGCAGGGCAACGGTGGTCACACTGCCGTTCGGCCAGCGCACCATAGCCGCTTCACCGCGTACGGCCGTCACGTGCCCGATATGGTGCATCTTCGTGGGGAAGTCGGCGCGGCGCATGACGGCCGTGCCGGGGACTGCTGCTGCTTCTGGTAAGTGTAGGGTCATGGGTATCACTCCTTTGTGTACGGCCGTTCGGAACACTATGGAACGGCTGAAACCTAAATAAAAACGGCGTAACCAACGCCAAGAGGATTTTACCACAGGTGCAATACCATTGCAAACAATTGGCGCGAATTGGCCGGAAAGGGGAATAAAAAGACCCGCCAGTTTGAGGATGCCTTGGGGCATAGCCTGGGCGGGTTCTGTCACTCAATGGTACTACTTATGGTACTACTTTACGACCGCATCGTAAACAATATACGCCTTATACGCCATCCGGTATAAAACGGCCGTACAACTCCCGCGCCGCCTGCTGGCTGACCGGATCGAGATAGATGTAGTCCGACACCTTGTTGTCCGGGCGCGGCTCGTTCCACTTCATCCAGATGTGCAGCGTCCCCCATGCTCTTGGCTCCTGTGCCGCACTCAGCCAAACTTCCACGTCACGGCCGTCCAGGTAGATGTTGTGCCAGATGACATCCGTGTTGTCTTTGGTCTCGGCGGTGCGAATGCTCTCGCACACGGCCGTATACCGGTTGGTCACGAACTCCTCTGTGCCGTAGATGTGGGTAGGGATGACGGCCGTCACGCGGTAACGGCCGTCTTTCATCTGCTCCAGCGTCACAGAAGCCGGAATGTACACCTGCTCTTTCAGGCGCACGGCGCTGCGCTTTGGATCGCGCTCGATAATCGCAATGGGCGTTGGCTCAAAGACCAACACCGGGCACTGGCCGATAAGGGTTACGTTTAGCATCGTTCCACCTCCTGAAAGAACACCACCTTGGGCGCGTCGTGCTTTACTCTGTGTCCCGCTGCCACCCGCTCGGCCAAACTGGCCTCGGGGATGGTGACAATCGGCACTCGCTGCCGCTTGACCGAAAAGCCAAGGCTCACGGTTGCCCCGCACTTGCACTGTGCCTCACACCCCTTGCCGGTGCGCAGAATCACCCGTCTGCCACAAATACACCGTACCACTGCTTGCCATTTCATGATTGCGCATCCTGCTTTTTGCGCCACCATTCCCGCCGCTCTGCGGCCGTAGCGGGAATGCGATGGAGATTCTTTACCCAAAACGCACACGCTTCTTCCGCAGTCTCCCACCGGAAATCTTCGTAGTAGTCATCATCCCGGCTAGACGGCGGACACTCCACGAAGAAAAGACAGTCGTTCTTGCTCAGAACGAAGCCATCATGAGTATAAATTCCCCACCGAACTCCGCCTGGATAAGGAATTGAGTTGAGTGTCACAACCCGCACACCATCCTCGTTCCTCTCTAGCACGTACTCGCTTACTTCCAGCGGCAAGGCTCCGTTACGGCCGTCTTCGGGCAGTTGCTCCATCTTCGTCACGGCCGTACGCAGCACAACCCACGGATCAAACTGCTCCAACAGAATGTCATCACCGGCCAAGCCCCAATCGGCCTCATCCAACCCCATCACGTCAGACAGTTGGGCAACTGCCTTGAGCATTGCCAGCCAATCGGCGTTATGCTGTGCCAGCGTCTCACGCAGCTTGTCATAGGTGGCACGGGTCATCCGCATGGGCGGAGAACCGTCGCCTATGTACGTCTCGGTTGTGGTGGCCCCGTTCGATCCCTGAAACTTCTTAATCGTCATCGTCGTCCTCCCATACGGCGGTCACCGACTGCACCATGGCGTCCTTGTCACCGTAATAAAACTCACCCGCCTCGTTGTATGCCTTGCCGCCGTCATACTCGCTTTTCAGGCCCACAGACTGGAACGTCATGTCCACAAACAGTCCCGGTCTGCATTCTTCAATCCTGCAAGGCCACCCGTCTGGCTTTAGTACCAACCGCTTTGTCATCAGGCCAGCCCTCCCAGCGCAATAGCAATCTGCTCCAGCAGTTCAATCTGCCGCTCCAGCAGCGCATGGGTCTTGGCAGTATTCTCGGCGCTGATTACTTTTGCTTCCTCTGCCCGTCTCTCCGATTCTGCGTGCCATGTAGCGTACATCTGAAAGGCTTTCGCATCAGACTCTTGGGCGGCCTGAGCTTCGGCCTGGCGATCTGCCTCAAGTCTGGTTAACTGATCCTGCAAAAAAGATTGAAAGTCGAACCCTGCTGTATCTGCCATCTCATCACTCCATTGGCCCTTACGGCCGATTTTCATCACGTCTGCCGCTGCCCCATCCGTTATCTCTTCTTCTACCACCGTTCGGGGAACTGCCGGGCCATTTCCCGAATTTCTGACATACTGACTATTTCTCATGGCTACTCACTCCTTTGGCCCTACGGCCGTACTCTCCACCACATCCACATGGGCAAACACATTAAGCAAACGCAGCATATAGTTTGTCGTTGCCTGAATCCCGACATTCCATCGTTCAGGCGTGAGGTTCGCGCAAATCTGGCACAACGCCGTTCCGCCTGGGGCCAAAGCAACGGGGACTTCAACCCCACACACCTTGCACGAATCATAGCGCCCCGCAACCTTGTCCGGATCGGGGCTGTAAAACCGCCATTTGTAACCGGCGCTTACCTGCCCCAAGTCCTTGTAGTGCATTGGCTCTCCGCTGTTGGTCGCGGTCACGGCCGTACCATCATGCGCCCACACCACAGCCACATCGTCAAACACACTGAGCAAGCGCAAAGCAATGTTAGCCGTTGCCTGAACTCCAGCATTCCGGTGTTCGGGTATAAGTTTCGCGCAAATCTGGCACACCATCGTTCCATCCGGGCATGGAGCAACGGGAACTTCAACCTCACACGCCTTGCACCAATCATAACGACCCAGACCACTTCCCTCCCCAGCGACATCGAGAAGCCGCCATGTGTACTCAACTACCTGATTCAAATCTTTGTATTGCATCTCATACTCCCATGGCTCTACGGCCGTCTCACGCATCATCTTTACCGAACAAACTTGCAAACATCTTCGCAAACTCTGGCCCCACCACGTACAGCGCCGCCACCCCAATGAGCAGGAAGCCCAGCGTCTCGTTGGTTGGCATTGCCAGAAAGTGCGCCAACAACACAATGATCAACCCCAAGAAACATCGGTCTGCATACCCTGTTTTAATCACCAGTTTGCCCCCTCGCGCACCTTGCGCAACTCCTCCAGTCTCGTCCGCGCCTCCAGCACATCAAGGCTGGCGGCTTCAATGTCGGCGGGGTCTGCGTCCTCCAGCTTCAGGTCGCGCAGATGGCCTTCCTCTGCCTCGACATCCTCCTCCGCCGATTGCACAGCATGAAGAAAATCCGCCTGACTGCCATACTGGGCAATCAGATAGTCTCGCGTCTCCATCACAATCTTCATCTTTGCGAGTAGCGCACTCGCTGCTGGACTACCAAATTTAATCGTCATCTCGTTGCTCCTTACGGCCGTATGCCGCCCACTAAAACAACCTCATCGTTCTTGGCTGCAAAATCTCAATCTCGCGCCAGTTCCATTCCGGTTCGGGCATTCGCCATACCCAACCCACCTTCCCTGCTGGCCCCGGCACTGGCTCACCGTCCGCACCGACATACATCGGCTCTGCACCGGCCAACCGGTAGATTGCGCCTTTGTGGAGCGCTGGATCGTGGTAGCTCACGGCCAACCGGATGTGGTACGGCTGATTGGGGTAAACAGGTGGCCACATCGCCACCCGGTCAACCTGAACCCGGCGCAGCACACTCTCAATAAGCCACGTCGCCACTGTGGGGCGGAAGTTGCCTTTTCGGTCCACAAATCCCGGAACCATCTCCGGTTGACACCATGCCCCGCCTTGCTGGATAGCCGGATCAAGCCAGATGCGGCTCAAGTCCACCACCTGCCACTGCGTAGGCTGGTCATCATATCCCCACCAGCGCCGGTTCCGTGTCGCATGGGGAATGCCCACAATGCACAATCCCAATCGCAGTGCATTACCGCCACATGCCCGCCGCCCCCACAACACATAAACCATCGGCCGTGCCTGTGGGTGAACGGGCTGGCGCAGATAGTGGAAGTAGGTCACTGTCTGCTGTGCCCACATCAAGTCATTGGCGTTGCCAAGTGTGATCTCAAGTATCAGGTCACGGCCGTCATACACTCGGGAATCATGCTGAGCAACGGCCGTCGTGTTCATCACGCTCTCTGTGACTGTCATTCCGCACCGTTCCCTTTCCACCACCCATACAAGAAATTCCCACCACACAGCCCACACAGCAGAAGAAACGGCCACAGATTCACCGCCGAGGCAAACTCATCATGCACCGCCACCAGCGCGGCAAAGAACAGGCCGATGTACAGCATCCCTATCCCACCAAACAAAAGAATCTCATCAGCCGTCTCCGCCAATCTCGCCCACATCCACAGACTGAACAACACCATCAGCACGGCCGTAAACACCCACACGGCCGTACCAGCCAGCAGCGCCACCCCGCTCCACACAAACAACGAAATCAAAGCCAACACAGTAGGTCTCATCTCACACTCCTTAACCAACAACTATCAACCAACAACTATCTCACCAACAAAGGTTGCACCACCACGGCCGTACCGCCATGAATCGGAATCACCCGGTCAATGGGCGTATTGGCGGCAATCTCCGTCCCGTCCCACTTCTGCGGCCACATATTCAGCGCCCACATCTCCCGAATCCGCGCCTCTTCCTCGGCATTGATCAAGTCCACTCGGGCGCGGCGCTGGATGTCCTGCACCCGCGCCAACCCCCACGCCCTGGCCTCCATCGTCAACGGCCCCATGCGCTGGCCGTTCGATGCGTAACGGCCGTCAGACTGCATCTCGATCTCCGCCTTGCGTACCCGGTTGTGCGGCTTCTGCAACTCGCGGAAGATGGCCTTCAGTTCCAGCAACGGCCGTAGGTGCTCCCACTCAGGAATCTGCACCACGTTCTCCAGTGCCGGATCGCGGTCTACCAGATTACACCCGATACATCCTGTGCGAACCTCACCATCCCCATACACGGCCGCAATCCCGGTCACTTCCGGGTAGCCATGACGCTTGTTCTCGAAGTAGAGCCAGTCATACACATGGCACACTCGCCAATGGAGCAGTGGCGCCAATGTATCACCGGCGCTGGCCGGGGGTTTGGCCTCGAACCACCCTTGCCCACACTCGCCCGAATCCTTCGAGCAGGACAGGGCAATCCGCTGGTCACGCACCACACTCTCGCCGAGGCGCACCCCGTTGATGAGCAAATACTTCTCCCCGTTCTGCTGGCGGATTTCGTTCAACCGGCTTTCCATGGGCACAATCTTCAAGTTGCCTGTGCACCAGCGGAACTGATTGTGTGGCGGGGGCACACCGTAGCCCAGCATGTACACGTAAAACCGCTTGTCCAGTTCTGGCAGAACCACCTGCACATTGAACCCGTCCGCCCGGAACCGATCCAGCAGCTTGACGGCCGTCGCATGGAGCGGCGGGTACTCTTGCCGGGTATCGGCATAGAGAATGGTCAGGGTTTCCGGCGCGGCAACCTGGCCCGTCTTGATAGCCCAGGCCACAAATGTGGCCGTCGCGCTGCTGTCCTTGCCACCAGAGTACGTCACCGCCCAATGGCGATAGCGGTCGCCGTAGGCGCGAAGGCTGTCCAGGCTCATCTCAATTGCGCCTTTCAGGTTCAGGCGCTGGTCATCGAATAGGGATAATTGTTGTCTGCTCAT